TTAAGACGAAAACCTTTCAGCTGGCGGTAGAGCCATCTTAGCTATAAATGGGCGTAGCATACCTGAGTCTGACCGGATGATATTAATCGCGTGGAACCGTGGAAGTTTGATCGCTTGCTCGGGCTTAAATGGTACTATTTCCTCTTTGAGCTTATTATAGGTTTCTTTAGAACTGGCGTATAGGTGATAGTTTGGCCCCGCCGATTTAATGATTTCGACCAGATCGGCAGGCAGCTGCTCAAACGAGTGAAACATCCACGTATATTTGATTCTCCATTTCCGGCTAGTTACTGCTGCGCCTTTCCATATTTTTTTTGCTCTCAAATACTGATGTGGTTCGTCCATGAGGAAAAGGAAAGGAAACATGTCGGGATCATCGTCATTGTCAGGCCGTAAAGTCATTGCAGCATCCGCTTTTGTACATAGAATATTGACCAGCAAATCTACTGCCGCGGCTCCCAATTTTTTGACCGGAACATCGATGATGATAGCCTTTCGCATTTTGAATAACTCTACAAAGTCCAATCCCGCCCTGGTCCGCATGCACTCCTCCAGGTAGGCATCACCAAGGACACAATCCAAACGGTTATATATGGGGCGTAGGATCTTTCTACGCATGGCAGGAGATTCCTTACCAAATTCGATTAGTGTTGTCTTATGCATGCCATCCGGCATTTGTCTGATTATCTTCTCTCTATGGGCATCGTCCTCAAAGATCTCCAGTATCTCCTGGAGTCGTCCTGTCTGCATGCCATAGACTGCTGCCTTAATGTGCCGCTCTGTCTCCGGCGCATCCTCGTTAATATCCTGGAATACTCCCATGATGATCCCCGCGAGCTGCTGCTTAGCCCGCTCAGCATGGAGAACTTCACGCCAATCCAAACCAATCGGCTTTTCTCCTAACCGTATCCTCATTACCTTCTCTGGCGGCAAAACCTTTTCCACCTGATCCCCGATCTGTCCTTTTGCTGGATCTATTACGATCCCCCCATAGCCCGCTTTGACCATTTCAACAATCGCGTTTGCCGCATATCCTTCTGTCTTGCCGCATCCCATCGGCCCGATCACAACGTCCGGCAGACATAAAAGATCCCAATTCTTCGTCGGCTTATATACGGGAATTTTTTCTCCTTTGAAAGTAGCCGTTCCCAAAAACAGTCCCGATTTTGTGACTTCCTTTGGCAGATCAACCTCTGGATGATTGATCGTATCGATGATTGGATAATCCTCCTGGAGAGAGTGCTGTGGCAGCTTAAAAAAGTGTCCGGCTTCTTCACCGGATACCAGGTTGCGTCGCCCAAACAAGAATGGAGTATCAATTTTTCTGTCTTTCATTTTTCTAATCCAATGATTCACCCTATATTTAGGGACCTTCTTCCCAACAAGCTCATTGTCGTGATCTAGCTGTTTGAATGCTACGATCAACCCCCTCATGATCCGCAGCTGCCGCCGAACATCTTCGGACCGGACAACGAGCCGTAGGGTAAAATCAAATCCCGCTTGTGATAGTTTTTTGTCGGTTGCATCACTGATCTCCTTCGACTTCTTCCAGGAACGGGGTTTCTCTTTCTCAAATACTTTGCGGTCCTGTTCTGCCTCTTTGTACCACATCGTTTCGGCTGGCTGGATTCCAAACTGAATGTAGACTTTATCGTTCTCCTGTAGGAAACGGGAAAGCTCCAGGATCTCTCCGAGCGGCTTCTCCTGCAAGCGCCTGTCGGTTTTCAGTGAGAGGAAATGAGGGAAGCGGAGACGTAGATCGTAGCAAAGAACCTGTTCAGCGGATAAGTCCTCCAGGGGATCGGTAGCCTCTTTTATCGTGGAGTGTCTCCAGATTGATTGCGCTTGGGCGCGGATGGTATCTTTTAGCGCGGGCAACGTGACGATGTGGCTTTTATATGCGCCATTTGTCATCGTGGATTCCATAAAGATCATATCTTGTCTCTTTGCTCTTGACCGGACAAGACGATAAAATTCCTGGTATCCATCCGCAATGATCTCGGCAAATTGATGCGCGTAATCATTTTTTACCGTAGAGTGCGGCGTGATCTGGAAAAATGCGAATACTGGTTCGTTGTGAACTATGGTCTGAATGTTATCCTGAACTTCTACAGCCACCGCAACTTCCGGATAGATCGGTTCCACCTTCTCCCAGGCGACACCCTTGCGCATGTAGGTGAGTGTGATCCGTTCCTCGGGGAAGCTAACAAGCATCTGTGTTCCTCCTTACATTTTGATGTTTTGCAATACGTTCCACATCGCATCGTTCATATATCTACCGATGATCGCTAGGAGTAGGATCGCGGATGGGCAAAGGAATATCGCTAGGATAATCAAAGCTGTCCGCATGATCGTTACTTTCCCGAGACGTTTGTTAAAGCCGAACATGGCAAACCCCGCGATTAAGGCAAGTGCCCCCAATCCCATAGCAAGCTCTTGGAAAAGATCAGTTAGAGGTTTCATCTCTTTTGCGATTGAACCGACCGCTTGCACATGCTCATTTGCCAGGATCGTGCCCGATAGGGTCCACAACGTAATGGCAATTTGTTTCATTTTCGGATGGATTGTTTTTCTCCATTTGATTGTGGGCACTTCATCGAAGGGCGCTCTTTCTCTCAATGGCACACCGTTGATCCGTACAACCATATCCATCTTATTCCCTCCTGTATAAATCGTCTAAATAGATGCCAAACTATACGTATCAAATCCGATGGGAGGACCCAAAATGCTGATTCCTTTGCCGCTTGTTTTAATCGGAGCTGGTGCTGGTTTGATCACTTTTGCTACCCTGATGAAATTCCTTTGATCCAACAACTACCCTAATTCCCTGGGATGGTATAGTACGCCCTGCGCTGGCTTCGGCTGGCGCATTATTTTTTTCCATATCACGTTGGATCAATCGCTTAACGTAAGTTGCAAAACGTCCCTGCCTGTTGGCATGCTTGAGGAGTTGGCACTCAAATGGATCGGCTTGACTAAAAGTTACACTCTTGACTTTCCTCTTCCGCTTCATCGTGTATCCCCCTGTCATTCCCTGGTTTGAACCTCTGCATTACTACGGTATGACCGTATCCTTTTGCACATTCCGAGTAAAAATAAAAAAAGACCTCCCCCCGATTTCGGGAGAAGGCCGTAGTATCGCCCATGCGCTAGATGAATCTAGCGTATGCGTGTGTAAGCAAGAACATTCCACTTTTCTCGATAAATAAGCAAAAAAACGCACAAGGCATAAGCACCTTGCGCGTTTCTCGGAGGAAACAAAATGGATTGGAGAACGGATGTATTAAGCATAACACATGTATATTTTTATGTCATTATGTGTAATACCGTGTAAAACTAAGTCGTGACGACCGTAACCGTCTTTGTTGACTGGTCCCAGGCAAGCTTGTACTTGAATAGATCGGCAATTTCCTTCACCTGGCAATACCCTGTACTCCGTTTCTCGGTTTCTAATATTGTTTTCGTTTTGAGCTTTCTGCCATTCAGTGAAATGGAGTGATCTTTTGGCTCATAAGCGACTTTCAAACCTACCAGCTCGGCAAAAGGACGGATTGGAATATACGCCCTCCCATCCTGGATGTACCCTTTCGTCGGTATCCCCATGTAATGCGCAGGGATTGGATTGCCGTTCACAATGAAAGTTACATCTAAGAACTTATTTTCCTCCTCTTTACGAATCGGAATCGGGAATTTAAGCAGCTTGTCATGCAAGGCGAGAATACTTTGACCATACGTTGTACCTGGTACGGCCCAGCGCCCGTTAAGGTCCTCCCAGGCAGGCGCAATCCCTCTCGTAACCAGATGAAAGCGCGGATCAACGATCTTTTCTCCTGTTGGTAAATCCGCCTTTGTCGCGTAGGCGTATAAATGTTGAATCTGAGCCGTTACTCCTTCACGAATGCTTGAGAACGCAGCACCTTTGACTCCCTTCTTCGTTACCCCAAGCCCGCAATAATTATGCTGATCGGGAGTGACTGCTGTTCCTCCTTCAAACTTAAACCAGCCTGTCTCGTGGATCGATTGGCAGAAGGCAATGTCACCCCTGATCCCGTACAGCCGCCCAACTTCCAAGAACGCTTTCGCTATTTCCTCATCAAATTGGGGATTCTCCTCTTTGACAAATGCTATCATCTGCTCGATGGCTGCCTTACTCTCCCCTAAAATGGGTGTTTTCTGGAGCGCAGTTTTCTTCTTTAAACCGAAAGCCAATGCTACCCCGTTAGCGTGTCCTCTTGCCACATTTTCAAGGAATCTCGGGTCCTTTAACCTCGCAGCATCGTTGGCTACATCAATAAAAGCCATTTCGGTTAGAACCGCAATGGCTTCTGTCTCTCGGCATACATGGAGGTCTTTCTTTTTCGGCCCGCGGTCGATCCCGCCAATCAGCTTCATAACTTCCGCGTGAATGAGCTGTTGTACCCTCTCTGTCTCCTTTAGATCTTTTGCGGGGATTTTGTGATAGATGAACGACTCAAATCCACCTTTCCCTCCGCCAGCATTAACATGGATGCTCAGAAAGAAGTCAGCTCCCCACGCATTTGCCATATCAGTAGTTTCTTTGAGGGATACCGTTCTGTCGTCTGTCCGACTCATTTTGATTTCAATATTTTCATACTCGTTGAGCAAAATATCGCGAATACGCATTGAGACAAGCAAGGTGATATCTTTTTCCTTTAGCCCATTTGAAACGGAGCCAGGGTCCGCCCCGCCGTGCCCGGGATTTAAGAAAAATTTCATTACGGGTTCTCTCCCTTCCGTTTTGTCGCCCTTGCAATCTTCGATTCAATCTCAGATGCCACCAAGTTCATGAGCCATTTTGGAATCCATTTGTCCCAGCCCGCGCGGTATGCATTCGCCGTTACGCTTTGCCAGTAGTGGAACATTAGCCCGCCTGTCACGCCATAAAACAATACTTCTGTTGTGCCAAGTGCGTTATCCAGGAAGCGAGCGAGAGCAGGGAAGCAGATCACAAAAATTGTGCGCAGGATGCCGTTAATGCCGTACTCGCTGGATAGGGTCCCATCTTTAAAGCTGGCAGCGATTCCTGTCAACCAGTCCAGGGCGATAATGATCAAAAAAGCTAATGCGACATAATAACGCATGTCTCCGATTTCAGCGTTATACATCGTTTGAATAAACCAAGCTACCGATCCGGAAATTATCGCAGCGCCACCTGTCTTCGCGTTTGCAACTTCTCCGATTGCGAATTGATCCATCGAAAACCTCATACCTAACACTCTCCTTTTTTGGTCATAAAGAAAGAGCGCAGCTATTTTGCCGCGCCCGTATTATTGGGTTGCTTTCCTTTTTGCTTATCCTTCCATTTGATGTATCGGTCAGTCAATTCCATCATTTCTAGGAAGTTTGGTTCGTCTAGTGCTTCCTTTCCAAGCATTTTACGAGGTAAATCGCGGAGAGCTTTGTTGATCTTCTCGATGTTTGCTTTCTTCTGCTCTAGGCTCATGCCTTTTTCGTTGAGCAAATCGGATCTCATGTTGCGTAATGCCGCCATAAACTTCTGTGCTTTTCGGTGGTTGCTCACGATAGGCTCAGGATCACCAGGTACACCATATGAACTGTGCTGCTGTTCCAATTTGTCAAGCTTCTCATAAAACTCATTGCCGCTGGCTGTCGTTCCATCATTAACCGATCCAACGAACCGGCTGATCAATGGGTTTGTGTTACCGATTTTATCTTTTGCTTCCACCACGCCAGCTTTCTCCAGGGAGAAATCACCGATAGAGGATACGTATTTCGCTGCACCACCTGTAAAGCTCCGAATAGCGTGATCGATTTTTGCTGGTGATACGTTCAGCCAATCCCCCAGCAGCTTGTACATTTCCGGAGTATTGTCGTTGTACTGATAGCGCGGCTCCATATCTTGCGTATCCATAGGAACGATGTTTCGCCCCGTCTCATAGTCCACGCCTGTCCACAATTCGATCCAAGGAATCATCGTGCTGACCATGAGGGAAGGCGTGGCGGTTTGCCACCAGTTTTTCCAGTAGTCCTCAAATTCTGCCGGATGTTCCGTGAACGCCCGCACCGCTGCGTACTCAATTCCAGTTTTGAACGTCAGACCATACTCAAAAGGGATTGGGATCTTGAGGAATTGACCGTCACCAATTTTGATGATATAATTCCGGTCCCTCTCCTCCTGGGTAAGCTCCCAATATTCCTCGTCGTCCCAGTTCATCGCCAGCAGGATAATGGTTGGCACAACAATACCCACCAATCCGCGCCCCCAGGTATTCTTGTTTTTCAAGGACCGGAAGAACATATCCAAGCCTTGGACCCCAGCATTGAAGAACAGAGAAGTTGCGTTGATGTTTCGGCCCCACGATCCTGCCCTTTTGTGGTCATAGTCCACCATCCGGCTGCGTACAGCCGCTTCCTCATTGGACGCGCCTTTCTTTCTTGCTCGGGTATATTCTGCGATCTTGTACATTTCATTGATAGCATCAGATAGGCGTTTGTACGATTCCGCTCCCTTGACCGTCTTGCGCCAAAGCCCCTTCGCCTTTTGCTCCTTTAGGATCTTCTTTGCTTTAATGTCCAGGAAATGCTTTGTGCTGTAGTTGATTGTGCTGTTTCCGGCACCAGTGGATTTCCATTCATAATACGTGCTGTCTTTTTTGAGTGCATGATAGAAACCCATCATCACTTCCAGCGGGAACCGCCCTGTAAACCAATCGATCATGTTGAATGACTTGGATTGCAACGCCATGACCGCCGCATTTCTCAGGATCGACAACATCAGGAAGTCAGGTGTCATTGTGATCCCTGTGCGCAATACATTGGTTACAGGCGAAACGATCTTGGCTAGGCCGTTCAGTGTCTCCGGTACAAGCGCTTGGAACGCGGTATAGAAAGACTGATCGCGGATCTTGAATGTTTGCGCCTCTCCATCTACATAAACTATGGTTTCGTTTTTGCCTGTAGTCGGCGTAAACATTGCCAAGAACCCTTGCCTTACCGCCTCTTCATTCAACTCGACACTAGCATCCTCCGTGGCGTTTTGATCCCCGAATAATGCTTGCATTTGTTCAAAGGTAATCCCTGGAGTCGCTACGGTATCCACACGTTCAAAGATAGGTGTCATTTGCTCAGGGAAAAGCTCAGCTGTCTTTGCAAATGCTACCCCTACCTTGTTGCGCTCTGCAATGCTCACGTACAGATACGTGTTACGAACGATTGATTCCACTGGACTAATGACATTTTTCGTTGACCCTGTTTCGCTCATTTTGCGGATTGGGCTTTGTAATCCACCCATCTTTTTGTGTTTGTGGGTATTGAAGTAGCCATCAACCTTTGCCTGGAGTCCGGTATCGCTTTGTACACGGTAGAATGGCACATAGAAGTTATGATCCTTAGTAAATCGATCAATATCCTCTTTAGAGAAACGTCCCGATTCTACTAGAAGATTGAGCAAGTCGCGCTGATATGCATACAGCTCTTTCGCAGCTTCAAAGTATTGGCGACCCTCTTTCTTATCGCGCAATTGCGTAATCATCCGGCGTGCTTTGGCAATGTCCACTGGCGTTTTGGTTTTTCCATGAACATCGCTCAATTCCACTGAGCGCAATGCAACCAGCAAATCATTCAGTACGTTCAGATCATCTACTTTTGATAGAATTTCAGTCAGGCCCTTACCGATCTTTTTCCCTTCGTTGTTGACTACACCATACTCCAGGAATGTTTCTGCTTTTCCGTCCGATCCTCTCCAGCGGATAATTGCCCCAATTGGATTGAATGCATCCGGTACTTTGTCCAGGTTTCTCCCAAGCGCACGTTGAACACGGCTAATCATAGGATACATATCGTCTACGATCTTGGTGTAAAAGTTCTCCCAACGTTCCCGCATCGGCACTTTACGTTCCGTTGTTTCTTGCCATCCGGCACGAACGTGGGCATCTGGAGACTGTCCAATCCAAGTCTGGATCATTTCACGTAGGGTCCGAATGTCTTTTAATTTGCCCTGGGCTTTCAAGTCCTGGTCAAATGCGTCCAGTAAATTTGGAGCTACTGCCAGCAGTTCCTCCGAGCTATACAGGTAGGTGCGCATAAATTCTGCAAATCCTTCCCGTTGAATCTGCTCGGGGTCCATGCCCACCGGAATCTCTAGTCGATCAGCGAGAGCTTGCAACTCATCAGCAAATGCAGGATCTTTGGAATATTTTCCGTTGCGATCATACGCATGACCAATCTCATGTGCCATCTTCTCAAAATCACCGTAGTCTTGGCTGCGGATTACGTTGCTTTTCCGGTTGTATAGTGCGGGAGCGACCCCTTTGGTATGTCCAACTCCCAACTGTACTCCCAATTTATCCTTGATGAATTGGCTTATCTCTGTCCGCGTTACCCTCTTATCTGTACGCGGTGCAGGACCTTCCGACGACAGGACAACAGCCTTCCCATTTATCACATCATCAATAGTAAAAGGCGCAGTATCGAACGACTGCGCCTGGATCGCTTTAATTTTTTGTGGAGCTGGTGGTTTACCGGATGTTCCTTTTGATCCCACGAAAGTATCGATGTCTTTCTGACGAGCAGCAGCCGTTTCCTGTTGTGCCATTGCCGCACTGTCCTTGTCAATTACAACCATGTAGGTTTCAACTCCGGTAGAACGCTCACTATCCTTAAATGATCCAGATGGGTTCTTGGTGTATTCCGCGCCCAGGTCATCGAGCCACTGACGGAACTCGGTGGACTTCTTATCGCTGCGCCCGAATGGTCCGGCGCTCATAATGGCTACCAGCCTGCCGCCTGGTTTCAGCTGCTCATATGCATGGCGCACATGATCAACGTCCTGCAGGTTCTCAAACGGTGGATTCATGATGATCCTGTCATATTGTCCGGTATGCTCCAGGAAGTCATCCCCGACCACGTTATGCCCTTTATCTTGTAGGAAGCTGGAGAGCGAATGATTGTATTCAACTACATCCAGGACCGCATTCGGATGTTCTTTACGGATCGCATCGGCAATATTCCCCTTGCCTGCAGATGGTTCCAGGACAGTCATTCCATCCTCAATGCGGGCGTAATCCAGCATCTTATCGATCAACGGCTTCGGTGTAGGGAAAAATCCATCGACTTTCAGCTGCGCCATTTCACGCTCGCGCTGTTTCAATTCCAACTCTTTGCGCTGTTCGGCAGTCATAGCGGTTCCGTCACGGAATTTGAGATACTCACGCAAGGCTGATCGGAATTGCTCGGCTGTCTTGATCCCCATCGTTTGCAGTCGCTTGTTATGGATCAGAGAGTCCTCGATTCGTTCGATGGTGTACTTGGCATCCTTCACGCCTTTTGCTAGGTCCAGCAACTTCTCGATGTTATCCATCTGATAGCGAACGTCTACCAGGTGGGTCTTGGCATTCGCCATTTGACCGTTTAGAGAGCGAGCTGCCATCTTACCGCCTTTTAGATCTCCTGCGTACTTGATCAGATCACGGAGAGTGTCTTTGTGCAGCTGCGGATATGGATAATCCAGTCCCTTGATATGCTCGGGATCGAAATCGATTTTCTGCGAATCCGAGTAGGAGATATTATTCTTTCTGATGTACTCATTTCGAGCCATGCGCAAGTAGTAGGTCAGTGTCTCTAGGTGAGTACGAGCGGATACCCCTTCCAGGTGGACTGCTTCCCCGCTCTCAATACCATCGGCTACGTTGCGCATGATTTTGGAGAAAGTGAGTTCTCCTTGCGCTGCTTCTTCCGCGTGAGCCGCTTCTCTTGCCCGCTTCGCGGTATTGGTCAGGCGATCACGGCTCAACGCCTCGTTAGCCCGCGCTGCCATGCCATCAGCTAGCGTCCGCAGCTTGTCCGCTACTTTCTTGCGTCGAACAACTTCGGCATCTTCCTGGCTGCCCTGCGTCTCCACAGCGTCCTCCAGGCTCTCCGTGTACTGCTTCAAATACTCGGTTGGATCAGCGTTGAACAGGAATCCTTTTGCGAACGTGGAGTAGCCTGGGTGTCCCTGGTCTTTCATGCGTTTGTTGAGTGCGGTATATGCCTCTTTATCCAAGCGGGATTTCAACGCGACCTTGAACATTTTCGCTCCAGTCTTGGTATGCGTGAACGATTCGACCGGACCAAACTCGATCTTGCCGGAGACTTCCGCCACTTGTTTCTTTCGCTCTTTATCACGTTCTTTGGTGGCTTGTGCCTCTAGCTCGTCCAGGCGTTCTTGCTCCTGATCCGTCAGTCCGTATTGACGCTTCTTATCACGCAATTCCTGCAGCGTTTCGGGGTTGTTCTTGACCTTTTCCGCATAGTTGCGAGACTTTTCTCTTTCTGCGTTGTGCTTGTCCAAATCCGCCTGGGTGAGTCCCACGATCTTATTCTCGACCGCTCGCTCCTTCGCTCCATCCTCAGACGGGTTGTAAGAGATCCCCATCCCGTCAACGCTTGCCAGGGTGTACGCGATTCGCTCATGCGTCTTGTTCGCCAGGTCCGCCAGCGTAGCGTTACGCTTCTTCTTGTATTGATCCATCGTTCTTAGCTTCGCCACTAGCGATTCCTTGAAAGTGTTGGCATTCTCTTTGAGTGCCTGGTAGAATCGTTTGATTTCCTCAACGTCCTCTACCTTCCCTTGCTGCACTCGCTTTTCAAACATTAGGTAGCGGTCCACGATAGTTGGATTTACTGCGCTTGCTTTTTCAGTCGCTTCTTTTGCCGCTGGAGCTTGATCAGGCTGTTCTTGCGTTTGTGGCTCCACCGCTGCTTGTGCTGCTGGTGTTGTTCCCTGGGCTTTTGCCGCTGCTTTTTCTGCCCGTTCTTTTGCTCGTTGTTCCTTCGCAAGACGGTTCGCCTCCTTCCTGATCTCGGCATCCAGCTTGGAGAATGCTTTGTCCATTCCCATCTTGTGACCTGGACCGTCCCAAGTATTGTCTCTGCCGCTAGTCTCGCTGAATCCCATCGCTTTGAGCGGGCGGATCATGCTTTGAGTAGGGTTTCCGTTAAAGACAACGCGAGTACGCTCTCGACCGCGATACGTGAATGTGTCTCGCGTATAAGCGGTTGCGGTTCCGTATGCTGCCTTTTTCTCCGCTGCCTCTTTCGCTGCTGCGGTTTTCTTCTCATTCACACGGTTCTGGCGACGATCATTCCACTCACGATAGAAAAGGAATCCCTCTCTATCAGAAGAAAGTGATCCGTTTGCCTGGTATTCATCGGCGCGTTTTTTCACTTCTTCATCCGAAAGGTTTTTGATCCACTCGGGGATTGGACGAGCTTCGTATTTTTCACCATTTGACCTGCGGGTTTTCAGTGTTTCCTCGTAGATTTTGTAGTCGAATCGTTCGCCCGAGTTCAACGAATCATTCTGCAGATCAAAAACTTCGTACATCGGCATGGTCTGCGCTGCGTCCCACATCGCGGTAACACGATCTTTTTCCGCTTGAATCATTCTTTTCAAGGATGGTTTCAAATTCTTCGCAAGGAGGTTATCCAAGTAATCGATCCGCTGTTTGTAATTGCGATTGTAGCCGCTCTCTGTTTTCCAGGCAGGATCTACCGTTTCATATCCTCTTTGATTTCCTGCAGCACTTTCTTTTTGCGATCGTCCGATGCTTTCCGTATCTTGTTCAACATATGGTTTCGGCTCGTCAAAAAGCGTGACTTGTAACTCTGCTGCTTCTCTTGCATTTCCATCCGTCCTTTCGATTTCCCGAATTGCCGCCTCCAGCAACTCTTCTTTTGTTGGATACTCTTGCCCAAATAGAGACATTTGCGATGGATCGCCCACTGCTTGCACGTTATGCGCGTAGGTAAGCAAGTATGTTGAGATACGTTTAGCGCTTCCCTTGAAACGTTCAAAGATGCTTAACCACTCTTTTGCGATTGGGGAAAGGTCATCGCCAAACATTGATCCTTGATCCAGATATTCTTGCACGCTCCTGCCCTCTTCTCGTAGCTCAGAAAGGACTTTGACAGCGTTTGAGAGGTCTTGGCTAATATCTGCATCAATTAACACACCCGCCTCCATATCGGCTTTGAGCGCAGCGAAACGGGGGGCAGCCAGAAGGAGAGCATTCGTGATGTTGCGAACATTGTTGTCTGGATCTTCTGCCAGCTTTTCAATCACAGCTGCGTCACCGTATGCTTTTGCGAATACAGCATTACGAATGCGGTTGATCCCGCTTTGTGACAATGCCCCTTCGCTGGTCATATAGAGATTACGTTCGGCACTCCCCACAACGGTACGCATAAACTCCGTGATAAACTCTCTATTCTCTCTTGTCTGAATTTGCCCTTTCTCGTCCGGCGAAAAATATTGCATCAAGCCAATCGATAGTTTTGCGGCATCGGCCTGCGCTTGTTCAGAAGGTGAAAGGGTGACTACATCTGACTTATTTGCAGCTCTGGCAAATTCTTCTCGGTCTAGGTCTGTAAGCCGAACCCGAACCAATACGGGATGTTTATAAGCGTTTACCTGATTCTCAGTTAACCCAAAAATATCAGCCTCTTTTTGGAGCCATTCGCGGTAACGCTTTGCGCTTTCCATGCCCTCTTGGTACGCATTTTTCAAAGCTATGGTCCGCCCGTTGCCGGACTCAACAACGCCATCCTCCCCGATAATCGGTGCGCCCTCAGATGCTTTCGGACTCTTTCCCAGGTATTCGGGGATTAAGCCTTGTGCAATTCGCGTGATCTGATCGCGGTATGCCTCGCGGGTACGATCCCGGGGCTGCATCTCTTGCGGAAATTCTTCATTGACCGTCAGATCGGTATTGTGGGACGTTACCAGGTTGCTTGCGTCCACAATCGCATATCCGACCTGGACCTCTTCCTGCTTGCCGTTCATTTCAACGATGACACTATCGCGGTTGCCCACGTCCGGCACAATGATGTTGTCCGGTTGCTGTTCATTGGATTCACGGTCATTTTTATCATTCGAGCTGTTATCGATCGTTTTCTCCCTTGGTTGCTCGATAGTACCAGCGGATTCTTTGACCATTTCCACGTAATGCTTGAATAGCTGGTCATGCGATACATCGATTTTATTGCCGTTTCGCATCGTGATAGAAGTTTTCCCTGGAGGGTATGCGCCATTCCAAAGAGCTAGATCGTTACCGCCGCCCGTGTTCTTCGCTTGTTCTTTGAATAATTTTCGGGCGGTTGCTAAGTCGTTGTTCCTGATCGCTTCATCAATTTTATCTTTTGCGTAACCGACTGCTTGCCAAGCGATATGGTCCTTCACTTGGTTCTCAGTTGCGTTCGCCACTTCATCAGGGGTGAATTTTCTTTTGCTCGCAAACTCAACTCTCGTACCTGATAGACCGCCCCCAACCGCGTTTTTAGCTTGTGTAACGTCAGATCCTTCCGATGATACCGACTGATCTGGAACGGCTGTATTTTGCTCGTTTGCGGCTGTCTGCTGCAACTTCTGCACCTTTGACCTTCCAACAGGGATCTCTTGCCCGTTTGGGAATCGTACTTTTACGGCAGCTTGGTCCTTCACATCGACGACTTCATATTCGCCTTTGCGTCCATCAATGGTGACTTTATCTCCGACCTGGATCTCTTGCTGGAGACGGTTCTCTTCCTGCAATTCCTGTCGCAGTTCATCCAGGGATGGCTCTTGTTCGATGACTTCTTGCGCAGTTTGTTGTGGCGTGTACTTATTAACAACGTTACCCATCGCTTGCTGGAATGCTGGACCTGTGAGTTGCTGATCACGTACACTAGCCACATCATTTGCAAACTGGATCAAGTCATCGCGTGTCTGTAATCCTCCAGCATCACGAACAAATTTAGCTGCTTGCAAGAGTGGAGATACTTGCCCCGCTTCTTTCACATCGCCTTTTTGTACCTTATTCCACAGCATGTCGTACATGTTTTCGGTGATTCCAGAAGTCATTCCAGATCCCAATTGATCTAATCCAGTTTGAGATTCGACAGGTGTAACGCTTGGTATATCAATCGAATCAACCGGAGCGACTTCTGGCGCGGCTTGATTCGCTGTAAATTCGATCGGTCCCGCTTCCTGTTGATTCATCGAAGGAGCTGCAGCCGCCTGGCGGTTTCGTTCCTGGCGACGAGCAATCATCTGCGTGGCAACATCGAAAGCCTCGTTAGGAGACAAGCCGAGCGTTTCCTGCAATTCCGTCATTGATGGATGAAAGTCAGGGAAGGTTTGCTCTGCCTGGATGACTCTAGCGGCAAGATCCTCCTCGTCAAGCGTCGATTTATTTGTGCGTCCCGCATTCAGATCGAGCGCATCGATTACGCCAAGATCGAGAGCCGCTTTCGCTGTTCCCTGGGCGGCTACTTTCTCTTTCTCCGCCTCTCGTTTGGCATGCTTCTGTAGCACTTCCTGGACAATCTCTTGCGTCTCCGGCATTTGGATCAGATCGTCCATCACTTCGTTCAAGGCGGTTGTCTGATCTGCACCTTCTTTAATGCGGGATTCTGTGTAGTCCTGGACGTGCTTCTTGATCTGTGGAGGCAGGGCATTTACAACGTCACGCTGGATGGTTTGGATACGTTCGTCGCTGTATGGATCTACGACTGCACCGACTCCAGCCATACCTCCACCGATCAAAGCGCCGATTTTTGCTGCATCCCAGGTTGCTTGATCCCAATTCATCGGATTATAGGAAACGTCCTCGCCCAATGCGTCACGCTGGATAACGTCTTGATACCCCTCTTGACCGCCCTCTACCACAGCACCCGCACCAGCCTTACCGATGGTTGCGGCAACGCGGTTAAAGCCCCTTACAGGCGCGAATGCCGCTAAGAACTCTGCCAAGTTCGTTCCGCCAACTAACCCTGCGTTTTTCACTAACGCTTCATTGGCTGCTGCCCGGGATTGTTCCAGGGTTTCGCCACGCTCTCTTGCTTGCGCGTATGTATCCCCTGCTTCCATCGCAGACTCAAACGCCGTCGCTGGAATCGCTGCGCCCAAAGATCCGGCTACATACGTACCAAGCGCACCCAATCCAGCTGCACCTGCGATTGCTTCGCCACCCAAAGCACCCCCGATTGCCACCGGAGCGGCTGCTGCAGGGAATGCCATGCTTCTTGCGAGTGTGGTAGAGAAGAATCGCGGATCGTTCATATCTGTCACTTGTTCGGTTTCATAGCCCTGGCGTAGAGAATCGCCTCCGCGTCTGAGCGAATCCCCAATGCCGGAAACCATTTGGCTGCGTCCATCTCCCAGGTAGTGAGCGGTGTTTCCGGCTGTTTCTAATACGTCACCCAGGCCAGCTCGGAAGTTTGCCCCGGCTTCCTCCAGGTAATTACGGTTTTGTTTATTTGGAGTGAATGCACCTTCCAGCGCTTCCGAGATAGGCGCGGTTGGGCCTTGCGTAAGGATCGGTTTCACCCATTCATTCAAATATGCCTCTCCATATCGTTTCGCTGTCTCTCCGAATGTTGGCCCTTGTGCAACTGGAGACGTTACGCTGTTTCGTGCTTGTTGATTAGCCAGGTATCCCGTTACAGGAGAAGTCTGTACCGGAGTGGACTGTGCTGGAGTTGGAGACGGAATGTTGTTTCCTACTCGTCCGGTCAAAAACTCGCTCATTGGACTGGATGACTTTGCATCATTGATCGTAGGGAGTCCCTGCGATTTCAATGCCTGTGACGTTTTAATCTCTTGGCGGGAAATGTTCGCGCTTGGCGAGATCGGCTTTTGATCATTCAGTACCTTCTGCTTCGCTAAGAAGTTGGTCAGATAGCTGTTGGTATTCGCTGTTGGTTTTGTTGATGTTTGGCGATCCGGCAAAAACGGACCATGTTGTGGAGCTGGTGCTTGTGATAATGGTTTCGATGGCAAGAATGGGCCATGCTGCTTCGGAGTAACAGAAGAAGGGGAAGGCATTGGTGCCTCCCCCTCGCTTACTTTATTCCCCGAATATGACCATTCTCCCTCAAGGTACGATCTTTTCGCCTGGTATCTACGATCCATTTTGAATGGTTCCAGGTTTGGATCGTACCACCGTCCTTTAGAGTCAAATGGCATTCCGATTCCTCCTATGTTGCGTAGTTCCCCAACACCTTCGGCACATAGTTCTGTGTCTCGGCTGGTAGGTATCTTTTAACGACATTCCAATCATTCGTTCCTGCTTGTTGAATCGCTTTCTGAACCCGTCCAGGACCAGCGTTGTACGCGGCAAGCGCAAGCTCTCTCGATCCGAATCGATCAAGCTGCTGCTTGATGTACTTTGCGCCTCCCATGATATTCTGCTCGGGATCGTAGATATCCGTTACGCCCAGGGATTTAGCTGTAGCTGGCATGAGCTGCATCAGACCGGAAGCGCCAGCGTGACTTTTCGCGTTCACATTGTAGCTGGATTCTTGCTTCATCATCGCAGCGATAAACTTCGGATCGATGCCGACTGCCTGAGCCGCTTTAGAAATCGGAGCCTGATAGGATTGCGGCACTCCTTTCAGGCTACCTACTCCCCCGAGCTATTCCAGAAAGATCCGCTGCTGGTCCCTTGTTCTTCCTGGAGACGCTGCTGTTTCAATTGCCCTTCCAGGATTGCATTTTGCAAAGCGACTTTTTCTTTTTCACTCATTCCGCCCCATCGACGTTCTACCGCATCCATGATCGCCATCACGTCTGCACCATCATTCGCCATGCTACCACCGTATTTCGCGATGTAATCCAGCGCTTCATCACGGCTGCCCAGGGAAAGGACAGAGGACATATAGCCATTTGTAGCGATTTGAGAATTCCGTTCAAACTCTCTATCGCGGATTCCCGATTCTTTGTATCGGTTGTCGTAACCGGAATTGATAACATCCTGGTTATAGCGAGCCTGATCCAGTTGGTAATTGCGGTTGGAGTTGAGTACGTCTTGTTCATACTCGTTTTGTCGCATCAGTTCATCGAATGCGCGGTCTTGTCTGCCCGCAAGGAAATCACGCATTGCTAGAGTCTGAATTCCTCCTCCACCTGTTGACGCGAGATTCTGCAGAGCTTGGTCATACGTCACGTTCGATCCGTAGAGGGAAGGGTCCACGCCATTTAGTGCTAACTCTTGGCGAATCGCGTCTCCTTGCGCCTTGAATGCCGCCATCTGCTGTGGCGTGGCTCCGCTTGCCGATGCCTGGTTAGCTTGCTTTTTCAAATTCAAAAGGTTGTTGATCAATCCTTTTGTATTCGCTGCACCGGAAGCACTCATTGTAGACATGCCGGCTGGTGATCCAGATGCGGACATTGCGTATCTCGCGCCTCCACTTCCAGCTGAATACGGGTTGTAGATCCCTGTCAATTCTCCTTCGCGCAAGCGGTAGTCGTTGTCGTACTCGTACTGCCGCTGATCCATATCGTTGTCGTATTCGTATCGACGTTGATCCAGCTCAGAATCTCGGTAATCATATTCCCGATCAAAAGAATCGCGCCGGAAATCCAGATCGTCATAACGGAAATCCAGGTCCTTATCGTACTCGTATTTCCTTTGATCCATATTTTCATCGAATTGACGTTGATCCTCATAGAATCGGCTGGAATCCAACCATCTGCCGAAGTCAGCCTGTTGTCGTTCCAGACCAAACTCTTGCGACCATTGATTCTGCCCCATTTCCATACCAGTAACGTCTTTCAAGTTATTCAGATAGTTTTGGAGCTGCTGCTCTTGGAAGGTCAGACCGTCCATGTAACCGGACGCAGCACCAGTAGCGCGATTCAAATCAAATTGGCGGTTGGACTGCTGTTGGTTGAAACGTTGATCGGACTCACGCAATCCAAGATCCGCGTAGTTCAATCCGAGTTGCGCGGCTACTGCTTGTTGATCTGCCTCGATACCAGCCATCTGACCAGCCAGTGCATTTGCCCCTGCTCTCGCCTCTGCAGCTGCAGCACCGGAGGCACCAAGTCCGCGAGCCGCCCATTTGCTGTCGTTCGCTTGCATCGCCTGGTTGAAGCTGGACGTTGCCGCGTTCTTCTGCGCCTGAGTCTGCGGAGCCAGCACTTCATTCATCTGCTTTAACAGATCCGCCAAGTGTGTAGTGGTTTGGAATCGTGCCGGATCAACAGCAACATCAGCACCGCCCGCATTCGCGATACGGTCAATATAGTTTTTGTACTCTCCGAGATTCATATATTGCGTTGGACGAGAGCCGATAGCGTTTTTCAATCCGCTGAGATCCACGGTTTTTCCAGGCGTGTAGGTAGGATTCGGAGTCAATCCGCCTGTCGTAGTTTTTGGCATCACCTGTGTAGATAGTTTAGGGGATGTGGTAGTAGTGGTAGGTTTATTGCCGACTGTCCCACTCGTTTTCGGCTTTGTGGAGCTTTTTCGATCCTCTGGATCTTTGCGCTCCTGGTAGTGCATTTCTTCCACAGAATCATAGCCAAGACGATCCGCTTTCGCTCTTTCTTTCAAGAGAGATCCCATGTTGCCGCCTTTTTCTGCGTATCTTGCATCGCTTTCTTCTTGCGTCAGTTTACGTCCCCCGACATAGTGGCCGTCTTTTTCACGGTCAGTCGTTCCACCGAAGATTGACATTTATGATTTCACCTCGTTTTTGTGGTTTAGCGCGGGCTGAGATTGTTATAACCTTGTCCACGTCGATACAGTTGCATTAATTGCTGCAGTTGTGAAAGCTGAGGATTTGCTGCCGCTTGATTCCCAATCACTTGTGGCTGCAGTCCTCCAGCAATTCCGGTATTCCCGTTCGCAGGAATGTAAGGGTTTCGCTGTGGCATTTCCATTTGTCTGCCGCCAGCGATACCCGTGTTTCCGTTTGGTGCGGTTGGCTGATATGGAAGGTAGCGCATTTGGTCAGTTGGTTGTCTGAGCATTTGATCCGCTGGAATACCTCCAGGGAACGCCCCTGCGCCGCCATTTGGCGCGGTTGGTCTGTAGGGGAGATATCTGGACTGTCCGCCTGGTTGAGACTTCATAAAGTCACCAGGCGCGGTCATACGCTCGTCGTTGACTGGTCGTGTTGGTTGGTATGGCATGATCCGCATTTGGTTGGTCGGTTGACTCTTCAAAAGATCCGGTTGATTAACCATCCGTTCATCGTTAAACGGTCTTGTTGTTTGCATGCGCCCCTGGACCATTGGCTGAGCTGGTTGTGCTGTACGAAAACGATCGGTATTGATCGGAGGCTGTACCTGTTTCGGGGAAACGGGTTGCACCTGTGTTCTCATGTTGCTAGAAGGTGCGCCTGGATCTTTGAGAAATTGGCTGCCCTGTACGGAGACGCGGTTTTCATCGCGAGCCGGAACGCTTCCAGTCATTTTTGTGCGCCCGCCCAGGCTAACGTTTGTCGGTACGCCAGCTCCGAAGTTTTGCGGTTGCCCTACAGTTTGCCGTTGTACGGTCCTTGCATTTTGTTGCTGCGGCTTGAAATTCAATGTGTACCACTCCTATTCGCTTTTATTGGATCTTCCATGAATGCGACCGCGGGTACTGTATTCTAAGCCGTAGCCCAAAATAGCGATATCCTGTCCAGGCACATTCGCATTGATACGGATCTGTACGAAGTTACATTTCAGTTGCGGCTTGAACACCACTTCATAAATGTGGATCGGCTCGCTTTGTTCCAGTTCCAGGAACGTATCTTTCCCTACCTTCACATTCACTTGATCAACGTCGAATACTTCACCGTCATAAACCACGCTGATGCTGAGATCTTGATCCGTACCGCTCATGATCGTTACGTCCGGATCATCCCCTTCATTGAACATTTGCACGTTAAAGGGGGTTCCCATGTAGAAGATCGACGTATTCGCCTCTCGTCCCTTGGACATAGCGTAGATGAACAGTCGTTTCAAACGGGACGGACCGTATTGCAGATCCTCCCTGCGGAATGCCACATAGAACGGTATGCCCATATCATCGTCCAGGAGTCCTTCCGTGAACGTGTGCAGCTTTCCGAATCCCAATGTCGCCCCGTACAATTTCCCTTTATCAATGAAATAGCGGGTGGAGCGCGGCCCCGAATCAATATACCAGTTGGGTCCGTTTTGGAGATTCAACCGGAATACTCGGTCCTCTTTGATCGCTTTCGGGAAGCACAATCGATACTCACGGTCATAGTAGATCGCTACCGATTCATTCGCGTAGTCCGCCATCGCCACTTTCAACTGCTTTCGGATATCGTCTCCGAGCGGCACAGCCTTTTGCTGGTTCTCAATCGCGGTCACGCCCTGGAGCGCATACACGTTATCGGTTCCCAGGAACACGATCCCCACACCTGGAACGTTCGCGATACTACGACGAGAGACGCACCCCATCGAGGCATCCTGGAGGACGAGACTGGCGCTTGGATCAGTGAGATCACTCCCGAACATCGCCCATATGTCTCGATCGCGGAAAATCACCAGGGAGTTGTACCAGTTTGCAAGACCGATGATCTTCGAACCATCATCGGGCAATTGCAAAACCTGCTCTGATGGATAGTAAGTCGCGTCAAGGGGAGCAGACAGGTACACCGTGTTTGGCGACTGCGGATCTCCAGCTAGGGCAATCCGTTGTGACAAGGAAGCGCGGAGCACGCCAAACTTGCATCGTGCAGGACCAGTTGTAACGTCCTGGAGCGGATAGAGATACTTCCAGGTAACTGTGCCATCGACAATAGCTGTTCCCGTGCCGCTTGGCGCTGTCGTGCCGGACGTACCCGCTACCGTACACTCATAGACATTGCCGTTCGCGTAGACTTTCGCGCCTACGGTATAAGCGGTTGTAGCTGCCCAGGCATTCCCGATATTAGCGTTGAGAAGAAGGTTAGGAGTCTCTCCAGACGCTGGGACGTATGGGACCGATAGCTTACTTGTTGTTCCATTCGTCTCGATTACCCCGTTGCCAGCGAAGATATAGGCGATCTCCGCCCCACTTCTTGACCAGCGGATCACACACGCCTCGTCATTCGCTGTCTTTCCGACGAGATCTGAACCGATCTGTGTATGTGTTTCGTTATCGTTTACCAGGTAAATGTTACGATTCCAGATCGCGAGTATCTTGTTAAAGGCACTCTCCGCCTCCTGGATAGGTCCCACCCCGAGATCAAGACCTGGTAACGTCTCGCTTCCCCTCCGAATACGCAAAATGCCCGCTTCGTCACTTCGGACGTTACGGGCCTCTGAGAGAGAATCGGGAGGAATTGCGGTTGGATCAAGGAGAGACTTGATCCCGCTCACAAATCCCGTTCGGATTAGTGGAGGCAATTGCATCGGTTTCCCCCCCTTTATAGCATCATTTGATAGCCTTTTCTGTGTTGGATCGCAAAGGCAGCATTCGATTCATCCCACGGGCTATAAGCCTGTCCATCGTAACCACGAACACGGACAAATGCCTGGTTAGTCTCAGGCTCCGCACTAAAATCGTAAAGGTAAGAAGTGACTCCAGCAGCCGTCAGAGCAATCAAGTCCTTCCAAGATCCCTTGCCGTTGGTCGATAACTGAACCTGATATTTCGCATTAGAACCTTCGTCATAACCGACTTCTAACCAAGCATCAACATTTGCGTCTATGTTTGTTCCGTAGTACAAGTTGCCTCCGGAATAAAGGTTTCCGCTCGACCCGATGATATTAGCGTCACCGGAAGACGTTACTTCCGCAGCTAACACTGTTCCAACCGGAAACGTTAACGGATTATTGCTTAAATCAAGCGTTACGTATCCTTCAGCGTCGATCCTGACATCTTGTGAGGCGTAGATTGTATTCCCGCCATACCCGTTAGTCACGTTGCACAATCGTACGGTTCTAGCTAATCCCTTGGCATCAAATTTCAACCTGATCTTTTTGATCGGGCGATTTTTGGTAACGGTGAATGTTTGTCCTAGTCTTGATCCAGAACTTAATACTCCGCTATTCGGGATAGTCGGCAACGTTCTAAGGTAAGATAGATTCGCCTGATCATAGTAGATCCGCGTACATACGTCACCTGTCATAAAACCCACATTAACGTTGAATGCTTTCCCACCTAGATACCAGTCTACATTAGATCCCACAAGCACAATGGTGTGAGTAGGAGACTGCATACAAATAGCTAGTTTTTGCCCTGCTGTAACCGCTAATGGTGTACTTAGAAGGAATCCCCTATATGCATTAGAGGAGTCTGTTTCTACAGTTGCAGACGCTTTCACCACTCCATCTGGGTATCCATTTGCATCAACGCCCTCGATAGTCATTGTTACAGAAGCGGCTGCGCACCTTCCATACATTTCGACGCGGGTGATATAACCGTCCTGATCAACTGTAATCGTTTGACCAACTTTTGAATTAACAGTAGGAGTCGCAACGGTATCTTGGTTGGTCATTCCTGTAGTAATACCCATTACAGGCGATGACGGCAATCCGGAAGCGGTCCACGCTACAGTATATTGAGCATCTATCGTTTCTCCTCCATTGGGAGCTGTTACAACAGGAGTCGTTGGATTATCGAAAACAGTTTCGTATTTCAATGCCGAGGAACCAAAGTCCATCCATACGTAACCAAAAACGCCTCCTGAATCCTTTTCCATAAGGCTTGGACTTCTTTGAGACGCTTGTTCGTTCGTCAAACGAGTAGCAGCACTCCAGGAAGTACCATTGAACATTAATCGGTAAATCTGCTCGTACTGCTCGTTGAACGTGGTGAAGAAAAGAACAACAGGCTTGTTGTCACTGGTTAATCCAATGGATGGGTATGAGCCTGTTGTGCCTACACCGCTAGTAAGTTTTTCGGATGTTGACCAGTTGACTCCATAGTCTGTTGATTTGGAGTACCTTACGTTTCCGCCTTGATCATTGCCCTCCAGGCTGTGCCATACCAAGTGAATAGTTCCTGCAGAGTCTAAAACAGCGCATGGGAAGCTCTGTGCGTAGTTTCCACCTGCATAAACAACCTTAGTAAACCATCCATTTACTGTCTGGTTAGGTAATCCGCTTTGCTTAAAAACATTGATGTTGTGGACTGACGATCCGTAATAGTATTCAGCTATAATAACAGGTTCGCCATTTGCAAAAACGATGGTCGGATTTGTGTTTTGTTGCATGTTATTATTGTTATTTGTCACTTGAACTTGCTGACCATACGTTGCTGACCCGTTCGCGTCCACTGTCGCTTTCAAATAAAATACGTTTGCAGAGTTGGAGTATGTTCCAATGTTCTTACAAAACGCTACGTGCAGAGCGTTTATTCCATCGTAGGTAATGGAAACCCCGCTTGGAGGGTAACTATACTCTTGGTAGTAATATTTCCTTTTAGTTGCAAAATCGCCGGAAATGTTCGTGTTGGTCTGTGTTGTTGCGTCGATCTCCCAGGCTTCAATCGATCCGTTGCTGTAACTGACAATCCAGTGGATCTTGTTGCCGACACTCGCTATTGCATGATCGCTTAGTGTGTACCCTCCTGACACGGTGTAATAACATAATTGCGACCAGTTGACTCCGCCATCCTTCGATACAAAAAGCCTAAACTGAGTGCTGTTTGAGTAGGCGTTGGAGGCAATTAACCACCCGTTGCTCATGCGAATGAGCTTTCTTCCGCCGTTGGCTTGAATAGTCGCGGAAATACCATTGGTAACGACAGTAGGGTCAATCAAGATCGGATAAACACGCTCGTCAGATCCTACCCAGGCATTATCCATAACGATATCGAACGCAAGCAAACCATCTTCGTTACTCTTCACGCGGTATCGTCCATGCATTTCCGAACGATCTGGCATGTTGGAGTCATACGCTACGATTTTCGGAAGGGTAAATACCAGGCGATCACCATCGTAAATCTTAATATCTCCATCCGTTTCAAACGGACCGACGATGTTCATACCATCTGCATGCACCTGGAGATCCGGATCGATACGCAATTCCCCGCTAATGACAAAATCGATCCGGCCCGAAAGAAACGGGACCGGATCGCGCTGCCAGCTTTGTATCAGGATTGCATGTTTTAGATGATCATCCTCAACGATAAAGGAATCATCAATGTCCGGCATGGGACGATTGATTTTGAGTTTGTTCCCCTTGTATTCCATGACCGCATCTTTCACGGTATACACTTGGTCCTCAAAACCATTTTCGTCTACAAACATCATGGCAGTAGGTCGCCATTCTACCGTTCTGCCGCTAGATTTATACACCACTCTGTTTCCGATAGGGTGAAACTCGCTTCGAGACGTTCCGTTATCGGCAACCAGGATTCCGAGGGTCGAATCGTACCGGATAGTGTTATCCGGTTTCGTAAATGACATAATGTTACTCAAACGTTGCACCCCCTATGATCGGGTTTTATCTGGAGACTATTCCGGAAACGCTTGCGTCAGATTCAGCAATCCGGTTTCTTTGTCAATGTCAACCGTGAGAATGCTGCCATCGTACATAGAAAACTGCTTTTGATAAGCAAAGTCTGTTACCTTGCCATCGTAGTACCAGGTCTTTGTCGGAACATAATACGTAAAACATCCGGTGTTGTGCCCTACAGAAAAAATGATCATCTGATCGATAGGAACAGCGCCAACATTCACATCGTAATACATGAGATTTGATTGCCCGCCGCGCAGTCTGGAACCATCTTTCAATTGAGCTTGCCAGTTAGTAGCCTCGATAATCATTCAAAACATCCCCTTTTCGATGGTTTTATTGGGTGTAATCGATAAAGATGGTGAATGACAAATTCTTAGGAGATCCGGATACGGCTGTAACGACGAGCTGCAGCATGTCGTTGTTGGATAAATCAACGTCTGTCACATCCCAATCAGTAGCGGTTTGTGTGACGTTGGCGGGACCAAACATATCCGCGCCGTTTCTCTTGATGTAACACGTTACGCTCGTACCGGAGTTGATTCGCGCTCTTACTTTGGCAAACTTTGCGGTTTGTCCAGACGCAAGCGATACAAAGAACGGAATGATATAATCCGTATCTCCAGATGCCACTTTTATATCTCCAGGGATCGCATATGTGTGACCAAATCGAACGGTTTTTTTGTCAGTTTTCAGCGCATAGTTGGAGAGCTGGGAAGAATCAACAAGCTCGCCATATGTGCCGGACGTGAATCGATTCTCCACGAACGCCCCTGCATTATGAGTGGCTGCTGTGGTTCCTTCTAATCCCCGTTGAACACTAGAGAAAGTATTCGTACTCTTGTTGATCGCGCCCACTTCCATGATCTCGCCGTCGATTGTTATGCGAAACGGAGCATTCGGAAATGATGCTGCATTCGTCACCGTAAATGATGTTGCTGCAGCTGTCAGGGAAGCCGTTAGGGTTGTCTGCGCGTTATTCGCTGTTTGTAGACGAGGCAATCAATTCGACCTCCAATCTTTCTGCTGTTGATTTACATCTCTCCATATCGATCCTGGATTCGGTTCATCTTGCCACTGTTCCAGGTATGGATCTGTTTGTTTGCCCCAATGGAACAAGAACGGATTGGCTGCCATGTTCATTGAGATCGGTAAATTCGATTGACCGGACATAATCGCATTCGGTTCAATGTTCATAACGACTGAGAACGGATAATTCACGCCCTCACCAAACCGCAGTCGGACCGGATTCGCTGTCATTTCGGCAGTCATCGGAAGTGAAGTCGATCCAACTTTCACCGCTGTCGGTTTCGCACCGAGTGTAATCCGCATGTTAAAGCTGCACGAAGCGGCTAATTTCCCGTTTGCTTTGAACGTTGTACCAAAGAATCCGTAAAAGATAGCCGATCCTTGTTTGATCCCCGAGTCGTTATACATCCTTGTGCCATACCGACGATTTAACATAAGGCTTACCCTCCTGCTTAATCTCCGGTAAGATCAATCTCTCCTGCTCGGAGTACGTATTGGTCGCCAGATTGAATAGGCTTCGCTACGGTCGCCGGACCGTGGAACAGCATGTTCCCTCCTGTTTGTGCATCAAACAAGGCGACATCTACGATCGTTCCCCAATCAGAAAGCGCTACGGGGAATATAATATCTGCGGTATTGGAAGTAGCCCCCGCTGTGGAGTCCGTAAACACCACTTGCATGCGGGTGTATCCAGACCCAACGGACGTTACCTCTGTACCTCCTCCCGCTTCTGTAGTAGCCGTTGTGAACAATGCTACATAGATAGCTGTAGGGGGTGTGTATGCTTGACCGCGCAGAACGTGGTTGATCAGCTTATTTTCAAGGTAGTCGGTCATCGCTGACATGCGTATTCACCCCTTTAGATAAAGTCATGTGTCCGGTAGACCGTTTTTGATCGCGCCCGAATCTTGACCTTTTGCGTGTCTTGCTCCAGGTCATTCCGGACTTCCAGGTAATCGTTGTATAGATCCGCTTTTTCCTGCTCCGAATCCTTCCAATGCTGCGCATGGCGCGCGGCTGCATATAGCGGATAGATCCGATGGTATCGTGCGTGTAGAGTCGGAATCTGTGCCAGGAATGCCGGATCTTCCTCTCCGCCATCAAATTCTGTTGGCGGCAGGAATTTTGGCAGCGTGGCATAGTATCGAATCTGCAAAAGACCATCGCTAGCGGGCTGTGGTCGGATCTCTACCGTGTTCCCGAACCACTCGTAATAGAATGGTCCGTAGTCGGATAACGGGCTATCCTCGTAGGAATCATGCGGCTGCACAACGCCAACTGAAAGCATCCGTGTGAAATGCTTCCCGTTTGGCTTGATCTTTAGCTCGGCTATGTCCACTAGATCGATAGGGAGTGTCACAATCGGCTGCGAGCTTATGTAATTCGCCTCCGCCATCTTCGCGTAGCCAGCTACATCGGCAATCGCCTCCGAACACTCATTGAACATCATCACAATGTCCGCTGTATCTACTTCCACGTTGATTAGATACTTGGCCCGTAGGATCAATTCGCCCAGGCTTGCCATTCGGTCCCTCCTTCCCCGTTAGTAAACGGTTTTCATGTGATCCAGACCGAGAGAGCTGAGCGCAAATTCTTTGCGGGTTTCCTTGCCGACAGCCTCCACCCAATTGCTAAAGTCTCGTTTGCGCTGCTTCTCCATTTTTCTTTCGTGTTCCTCCAACTCTTTAAAGATCGCTTCCCCTCTAGCGCGGATATCGTTACGCTTCACGTAGTCGAGCGTACGAGCGTCCAAGGATTTATACGGAAGGACCGTACCACCAATCAACGAGCGATCTGTCAAGCTGTGGATCTCAAAGCGTTCGGTCTTGTTATTGAACAAGATAAAGAGATTCGGATCGTACTCTCGCAATCTCTCAGGGATGCGTAACGTGCTGGTGAATACAGGCGAGCATTCCGGCTTTTCTACCAGGCGTGTTTGCACCTCATGTCTGAAAAACGTATTCATCCGATTTCCCTCCATACAAAAAAACGGGGATCAATCGTAAAGATCGATCCCCATCCTTTTACCACGAGAATATTAGTGTTCAACGATTCCTGTTGCGATGAAGTTTCCGCGTGGTTTGGAGCAGCCAAGATCCGCGTATTTCGCGAGAACTGCCTCCCAGGCAGCTTTATTCGCTACGCGGGACAATACTGCACCATCCTCTTCCAACCAGTCGAAGTCCATGAGCTGGTATTGCTTCCAAGTGGATGTGTCCAAACCGTACAAAGTACCTTTGGGATTGTATTTATCCACGGAGAATGGCATGCCGTTGTAGCTCAGAACTTTGTAACCGCCTTTGAGATCCATTACTTCTACGATCTGTTTGGTAGCCAGCAGCAAGTTTTGGTAGCCACGACGAACACCATAAGAGCTGGAGAGGAAGTCAATCTTGCCACCCGCGCGACGTTCTGCCTCGTCAATCAGCTCTTGGATGCCGATCTCGGAGATTTCACCGCCGATTGGTTTCACAATTGGGTTGAACCATTTGTTTTGTGCGCGGTTGATGTTGTACAGAGTGTTATCTGGCGTGAATACAGCGCCGAAACCAGTCAACTCCAAACCGTAGTTACCGGATACAACCAGGATATCGTCTGCGTCAGTAGTGACAGGTGCACTCAATTTTACGGATGGTGTAGCGGATTGATCATCCACTTCCAGGATCTCCAGACCGGAGTGTTTCACCACGCCATCAGCAGGATTCACAACGTCAACGATCATACCTTCAAACAGGTATTGAGCGTTGTCTACTTGTACAGTAGCAGAAGCAGCTGTAGCTGCGGTTGTTGCGAGCTTACCTTTGCCATCGCCGAATACTTGGCGAGCCAGGTTATCCTTCGCATCGTTTTGCGCATCTTCCAGATCAGCCTCAAGCAAGCTCACGAATGCACCTTCGTTAGAACGGGAAGCACGCATGGTTTTGTCAGTGATTTGGATACGAGCAAAAATGTTTTTGGTATCCCACTGTGCTTGCTTTGTTTTGCGGCTGTTAGCAGTTGGCAAGTCGCCATCATCGGCGCGGTTTCCGATACCGCCGTTACGTCCGTAACGCAGTGCCATTACGATCTTATCACCGAATACATTCTCCGAATCACGCTCGATCACGGAAAGGATCGGGCTTGCGTAGTTCAGCTGCTCGCGGAGTCCATCCAGGTAGAAAAGTTTGAGTGCTTGGTTAGCACGCGTCAGATTCAAAATTGCCATCGATCAATTCACGCTCCTATTGTTGTTGGGTTTTCATCCATTCACGGAAGGCTTTCCCGCCCTCTTGGATGGTTTTTGGCTTGTTAGGCGGCACAATTGGCGCTTGTGCCAAGCCTGCCCCTGCTTGTCCGATAGTCGGAGGCGCTTGGGTTTGTTTCTGCTGCACGTTTTGCACGTAACCACGAACGATCTGATCTCTCACTTGCTGATTCTGTAGGATCTGCTCTCTCCATTGAGGATTCGCGAGAATATCATCTACGCTGCGCGGTACTTGCTGTACGATTTGATTCGCCATTTGGCCCTTTGCCATGAGATAAAGAGTTTCCATTGCATTCGGCAACTGTTCCAGGTGTGGATTCGCCTGGAGGATTTCCGCCATCGTATCCGCATACGGATTGATCGACTCACCATATCGAGCTTCTAATGCCTGTACGGACTGATTGAATTTGCGCTCCTCAATGATCGGAGACACTTCGCCCAAGATTTCCGCACGTTGTTGCTCTAACGCTTGCTGAACCACTTTCTGCGTATGCTCGTTGATCGTGTTGAGCGGATCTTCCCACAAACGATCCAGAAACGCCTGGTTCTGCTGTTGGATCTGTTCCGGTGTTAGCTGCGGTTGTTGCGGCTGCTGTTGTACCTGTTGTTGCTGCTGCATGAATTGCTGCATCATTTGGTACATTTGCTGTGCTTGCATTTCCGCTTGCTGCGCACGTTGGTTTACCAGGTGGAAAGAACGATTTAACTCGCTCCAATCACCATGTAGCTCGCGCAAGATCGGATCATTTACCGGAACCTGTCTGCCTCCAAAGTCCAGGTATTCCACCTGTGGCTCCTGGTTGAAAGTCGGATCTTCGGCAAAGTCTCCGCCATCCGGGACCACCGGATCGGAAACGGGTTCACTTTCCCAAATGCCCCCATCAAGCAGAGGGTTAACTCGTTGCGATTGCTCCCCTGCGCCCCCTGCCTCACCTCCATGAACAGGTTGAGCGTCTAGTGTAGGTTGAGCGGCTGCAGCATCCCCTCCTCCGGCAGATCCATCGTTGAAGTATTGCAGGTTCAGCGGCAAAAGCATCTTTACTTGCGGTACGCTATGTGTCGTTTCCATGTTTTCTCTTTCCCTTCGCGACTGTACGCCCCGTTAGACCGCTGTACGACCTTCCCCCTAGATTCACCATCGACCCAACACAAAAAACGCCTGTACAGTCAAATACGGCGGTCGTGCGCTATCTGTGGTCCGGTTGCCCTGGCGAACTACGGTTTGCCCTGGTCGTAGATTTTGTATGTGAAGCCTATTGGCTTACTACCCTATTGTGATTCCTCTATATCTGGTTGCATTGGCATTCCCGCCATCGCTGCCATTTGCTCCTGCAGCTCCATCATCTGTTGAGCTTGCCTATGCTCCGCGATGTGCATTTCGATGATCTGATCAATCATCGGACCGAACGGAGTAGCAAGGATCTCCTCATAATCAGCCTGGAGACGCATGAGGTTGTGCTGCGTGACATGGATATCGTGATCGTCATAAGACTTCACTTGCGGCATTACGCCGTTATCGATCAGGAGGCTAAGCTCACGCATAGCTCTGGCTCGGTGAAGCTCGGTCCCATCGTCCCAACCACTTTCCCAATCGCCATACTGCAGAAGCGAGAATACCTTTTGTCGTGCCTCGTTGGATAGATTGCTGACCTCCGGCTTATTGAATAGCCCCTGAGCAAGCAAATCGAACACCATTTGACGGCGCTGTGAAGGAGTTTCCGCAAGTGCAGAAGCGTTCTCAATGATTACGTCATCGGATTTCAGATCGCTTGCGGTCCATTCTTTCACTTCTACAAGGCGAGCTGCACCCACGCTACGCAATACACGCGGCTCCTGGACGAATTGACGATACAAGCGCAACCAATACTTGCCCATCTGCTGCATGGCATTCGCGATATTGGAAGCGGTAAGACCGATCCTGGTATCGTCCTGCTCATTTGCGATTGATAGGGCTACACCCGATTTCACCCCGCTAGGAGCTTCCGAGAAGCGGCTCAGCTCAGATACACCGGATACGGCTGTAAATTCGCTCAATAGCGTCTGGATCTCGTTCTCAAACGATGATGGAAGGTTAGGGTGCTGGACTGGTTCCGGCTTTCCTCCATTCGGAGTCATCTTGTAGCGGATTCTGTTACCAGGCGCATTGTTCAGTTCGGTATCATCGGATAGTGATCCCTCTGGTTCGTACCACTGTCCGATCGCAACCAGGTTCAGATACTCGGCTTTGCGGTTACGCAAGGCATTGTATCGACGTTGGATCGGAATGCATCGTTCCACAACAGATACTCCCCAAAAACACCCTGCCTTTTTGATGGATACGGTCCGCACGAACGGGAACGCTGGTTTTCCATCCTCTCCGATCATGTACGGGAGTGGCCCGGAATGCAGCGTCTTGTTTCCAGCGACCACAATAAAACGCCCATGCGGGTATTTAGCCGATGGACGCTCATAATACTCTTTTACAATGGCGTGGTTACGCAAGCGACGAGAACTACTTCTGAATGATCCGGAGTTGTATCCCAATCCGCCAAGCCCACTGGTAATGTTCTGCAGCGTGATCGCATCGACAGGTTCCTCTTCCACGACTTGCCCATACATTTCTTTGATCTCGTCAACGTGATACGCCCTTGCATGGATGATGGAGTCGCAAAACTTCACATCATCACGCCAGGAGGAATCCGGATAGATCTCGAATGGAGGGACAATGCACGTTTCCAAGTCACCCTCATAGACGCGTATCACTTCCTGCCCGTGATTAAAGACAACTTGTGTCTTTTCCGGAGCGTCATTCACGTTTGAGGTTTGTTCTTCCTCTGGATTGATCGGCTGTGAATCCTCAAATATGAGTCTGCCCTTATCCTTGTTCCATACCGTTTTGACGAATACCGTACCCGTTACTTCCATCCAGGGAATGTACAGATCGTTATACGCCTGGTCCATCTCTTGATCGTGCCAAGCGGACGCTAAAAGCATGGAACTGATACGAGCTGCAGACTGATCGCCATGATCAACGGAAGCTGGACGTGTTTTAAGCAGCGGCTTTTGCCTGGTTAGGCGGCTGATCCGCGTCTCAGCAATTGTTGCTACCTGGTTAAATACCTCTCGTTCCGTCCACCAAAACGGTTTCGGGATCTCTTCGATCGCCATCGTGTGCGGATTGATCTCTAGGTACTGGTTTCCATTCACAAATTCCATGTTCAAACGCCATTGCAGCTCAAACGGCCTGCGTTCGGTCTGTCGGCGCGCGAACTCTGCATTCACGAATTGCGCCAGATCCTCGCTAAAATCAATCTTATCCGGTGGTTGACCTCCTCCGAATCCTCCAGGCATCAATTGCTTCCCTACACCTGTGAGGCTTTTAAGCATCGAAACGGCTTTACCCATTAAATTAGCCAACTGTTTTCACCCCCTTCCTAGCTGGATCGGTTATTCCTCCACATATTGCATCGCTCGTTCTCTCGCCTGGGCATCATATGCCTCTTTGAGATAGTTCTTTGGAGCTGGTGCAGATGGTGTCGTGACCTGGTTGTGGAAGGAATAGTCGTGTAGATCCCTCGCCATCAGGCGGGAATACAGCTCTTTACGCTCTTTTCGGTGCTGGTTATCGCTATAAACGATGAATCCAAGCAATCCGACAATAATGAGCAGGAGAATGACTTCACTCATCCACCATTACCTTCCCATTTCTCAGGGTGTGTTTGGATGATATGGGCTTTCAAACCGCGTTCGCCTTTGAATGTTCCGCTGCAGTATGGGCAGGGTACGCGATCAGGGGCGGCTTGTTCCGTTTCAGATGGATTTTGTACCTTTTCAGGCGGGTTTTGTACCGCATCCAGCACATTTTCTACCGCTTTAACGGTTTCTTGTACCGGAATTAGCGGCTGATCTGCTTCCTGTGCAGGAACAAGAGGTTGTTCGTCAACATTGACTTTTAATTCTGCAGCTGCATCAAGAGACAGTTCGACAAATTCCGGATCTAATTCTGAGGCAGGGACCAGGATCGCCTCTCCGTTTGCTACCAATGCCTCAGCTTCCAATCCTGTTATTACTGTAGCAGCAGAAGAAAACTCTTTGAGTCTTTCTGCTACCCTCTCTGCTACTCTCTCTTCTACGAGAGACTCAATATCCGGCTGTTCTTTCTCCGGCAGCAGCTCAACTGGTGCTGTCGCTATCAGGTTGCTGGCGCATTCCTTGCATAGCTTGTGACCTGTGCTCAGAGGCGTGTCTTTGCCCATAACCAGGTACTCTGCGTATTTGCGGCAATTATGCGTCTCGCATGGCAGGTTCTTGAATGGATTCGGTTGAAAAACCGCTTTACTCACGCAATTTCCTCCTTCTTGTGTGGTTGTATAGGAAAAACCGCTACAATCGTAGCGGCTCAGTCCTCCTCTTTTAACCAGTTATTCGTGATCATCGCTTTGGCAGCTTCCAATACAGCGATAGCTTCAAATGTCCGGAATTCGTTCTCTTTGATAGCCAGCTCTCGCGTGATTGGATTGTACGTGACTGTGATAGTCTGAATCATTTCATCGTCTCCCGATCATCTTCAAAGTAACCTAGTGTAAATTCGTAATAACAACCATCTACACTGATGTTACTCGTCTGTTGAACGTGCTGAATAACAGACATTGTGTACTCGATTCGCAATTCTCGCAGCGATCGGATCAAATTGATAATCTCATTGATCGCGTGACCGTTCATACATGCGTATCCGTTTTTCATCAGATACCCCATAGCCACCCTTGAACGATGTTCTGCTGTCGTTTCTGTCCCAGGAATCTCGCTGTACTTGATTTTGGCGTAACGATTCAATTGCGTTTGTTTAATCTTCACTTCACATCACTCCACTTTCACATTTTTTATAGAAAAAGCCCCTGTCATTTGACGGAGGCTTGATCTTATTCTTCTACTTCTTCGTATGTAGCCTGGAAAATATCAGGCTTGCATGGGTACACTTCGCCTTGTACCCCACAAATAAGGTAATCGTAATCGGACACGTTCATTTCGCCTTCTAGGGTATTGACCTTTATCCATTCAGAGTTTTCGATACCCTTCGTTCGTCCGCCTTTCAAGTGTGGGAGCGCCCATTCTGGAAACGGCCCTAAGTTTTGACGCATATGCGGTGTTACCTGTACCGCTTCTATAACAACCGGCTTTTTTCGGTATTTCTTGACTACGTTTGACATCATTTTCTCCTCCTCTATTTCCTTGAGCAACCATTCCGGAGGTTTCCCTAACGGTGGTTCCGGCAAAGGTTTCATATTGGCAAAATCCTTACTCAATTCGACACGCAGAATCCCTTCAAAGATCTCCCTTGTCATCGGTTGTGCCGGATTCATTCTACAACTTGCCAATCTTCTGCAAGCATATCTGCCTGAGACGCAAGCCACCCTGGTTGCCATTGACCAGTTGCGGTCCACATCGCGATATATGGTTGTGAGTCGAGAGGCTTATCTTCTCCAATGTGTTTGCGAGTGCGACCATTGACCATACCTGCTTCCAGGTACAAAGCTGGCATAAGAACAATCCACATACCTTTACCGTTCCAGCCAGATCTCGCTACCTTTTTTCCATCTTTCAATGCTTCCAATGCTTGACCGAAGTTCATGCTCGTTTCCTCCTATTTACGCCCATCGACGCGTTTGGTTTTTGGCTTTCTTTATGATTCGTTCCTTGTGACGCTGAATGACGGTCTTTTCCGGTTCCGTCCGCTTAGGCGGCTGCGGTCTGGACATTAATCCATAACGCAACGTGTCGTAAGCGTGGTCTGGAGCGTCCGTATCCACGTCATCCGGATTGTTCGGATCTGTCGGCAACGTAGACAGCTGCTCGATCAGGTTCTTGCATGTATCGAATATGTGAATGCGGGATTTCAGTTTTCCGTCCGGTCCAATGATCGGCTTCAACCATTCATGGACGCGGGCTTTGCCCTGGAGACGGTTCTTGTCTGCTTGCCACACTTGCACACCGTTATTCATGTACGTTTCGGCTACAGATTCCCCGAACTGATTCTTAGCCCAGCATGCAGAGTCCAAGATCGTGAAATCGATCTTCTCCGGTACTTTCTCGTCCAGGTCATTGAACATCAGCGACAGCTCAACGATCTTGCTTGCTTGGTCAGATGCATGCGGCACGACCCCATACAGCTCGCGATATACCCATATCTCGCTGTCCTGGTCCACGGCAAACCACAGGCAGCAGAACGGAGCGGCTTGCCCATAGTCAACCGCTCTAAAACGTCTCCAGGTTTCTGGTATGCGGAATGGCTTGCATACATGCAGATCCGGCTTCCACTCAGGGAACGCCATGCCCTCAAAGTAGTCCCATTCCCCATGCAAGAGCATCTTCTGCTGTGATTCCGGCAATTCAAGCAAGCGAGCCAGATAACCCGGGTCAACTGCCAGGAGCTTTTGGTTATCCTGCAGCTTAGCGGGAATGAACACCCGTTTCCGAGGCTCTACTGCTAATCCCTGGGCGGCGAGCGATGCTTTCACTTCATCCGGCATTTCAGCTTCCCATACAACTTCCGGTTCGTGTCCGTCGATCCATCTGCCTTTTACCCATGCATGGCCGCGTGATCCAGGGTTACTTGCAGCGATGATCTTTGGTTTCAGACCGGACGCGATGAATCTTGCTTCCGTCGATCGGTTACGAGAGAGAAGGTAGATGTATTGAGACAAGTCAAAATGTGTCAACTCGTCGTAAACGATCAACGCATACTCATGACCTTGATAGTTTTCTTCGTCGCCCTTCTTCTCCAGATAACCAAACTTGATCGATCCGCCAGAAAAGAAAATCCATTGGCGTTTCGATTCTTTGTAAGTCGCCATAGAGCGCGGTATGAGCTGCTTGCTTCGCGGGATAGGCTTTCCTTCCAACTGCGCATAGGTGCGGCGCAGGAACAGCACATGACCGCCATTTTGGGCATAAATAATGGCGGCGATCAGTAAGGCATCCGTTTTCCCGCCCCCTGCTGCGCCGCCATATAGGATTTCATCCGCTCCGTTAGGGTCCATGACCTCATTTAGAAAGCGAGACTGCCGTGGCTGTGCTACCCATGTTACATCCACTATTCCCCCTCCCTTTTTGTCGATACTTGTCGTAATTTTATACACAAAAAAAGTGGCTTCCCTGTGGATAAACGGACATAATCATTGGTAATACGACTAAGGAGACAGAATGATTATGAGAAGTAATCTACAAGTAGCAGGAAGCATCTTGATTGGCATTGTTGTGTTCGTGATTTACTATGGATTGTTCCCAAGCGGGTTGTTCGATTTCACATCTGGTGCCGGACTGATGATGATCGGTGTCAAACTTGTGCCGTTCGTCTTGATTATCGCTGCTATCATCTTTGCATTTAGGCTCTTGTTCCGTAAATCGAAACAGTAATCATCCATTTCCATTGCCAAGCACGATATTCAACGAGCCGGAATGGACCACTTCCCCCTGCACGTCAACTTCTGATTTCACCTGGTGCCGCTCCGAATACATGCCTGCCATCGCCAAAACGATCTTTGCATGTTGGTGTGATCCTTCTTTCGCCTTTTGAACAACCGCGTTAATGACAGGGCCGAGGGAATGCTTAACCAATTCAAATGATTTTGCCTCATATAGAGCGACAAACTCCGGCTTTTTCATCGCATTGTAGTATGCCTGCCTGCTTTGATCAGCCGCTTGGCATATTTCCGCAACCGTCATGGTCTTGCTGGAAGGGTCCAGGAGAACTTCCAGGAGCCTTTCTTCCGCCTTCGTCGGTTGATAACCTAGCTCGATCTTGCTCATGTGCGTTCCTCCCTTCTTCGATTTCATCCTCGCCTACCCATTCGCTCGGTTCATCCCGATAGACAGGATCTCTTCCCTCCATAGTGGCAACAATTGCTTCCATTCCGTTGTACATTCCAAGCGTGAATGGATCTTCATCCCATGTGCCATCCTGCCCCTGGATCTCAAGCAGCCAATTTGCTTCTTTCAACCGCTCATCCCATGTGGTTTTCCCGTTAGAAATCCACTTATCTGGAGGACTACGAAAATTAGGCTCTCTTCCTTCAATCGTTGACAAGATCATTTCCATCCCGTTGTAGATGCCGTGCATATAATGATCATAGTTCCAATTGCCGTTTTCTCCCTGGATATTGATTAGCTCTCTAGCATCCTGCATGCGTTTGGCAAACCCAGGCATGAATAGAGCGTCTTGATCATCTATCACAGGAGCCTTTGCTATGCCACTGGCTTTGGCGAGCTGGTCGTCACTCAAGGGAATAAAAGAAGCCCTGGGGCGCTCCCAAGGCTTTCTTACTTTCCCCGAATCATCAATGATCCGCGTTTGTATTCCATAGCGCAGCGCATCCAGTGCATGATCGGATACTTTCTCCTTCTGCTTCTCGATCTGCTTCATCCGGTTGAGCAGCTGAAATATTTCCTCGACTGTTCCCTCAACTACGATTCCGTCGATTGACGTTTTCATTTGGTTTCCCTCCTATTCAGTTGTTCTATTTGACGAATTGATCCAGCCACTCTTTGACGATTGGATCGGATAACTGAATCACTTCACATCCAGGCACTCGACTCCAGGTTGATCCAAACAGCTCATTTACGCTTGTTTCGCGCTTGATCACGCCGACCAGCTCACCGAATTGGTTGAATACTCCGCCTCCGCTGTCTCCCTTATTAGCGTCGATGGAACAATCAAACATCCACGGAATAGGAGGGATAGACGTTGTAATCGATGGACGGTCTACCTTGCCACGCTTCACTTTGCCGAATGCATCGCCATGTACAACCGATAGCAGCTCTTGATTTCCATTTACACGACCGTTTTTATCGCGCACAGCGTATGGAAGCTTTCCGTATAGATCTGGATCTTTGATGCGATACAACGAGAGATCAACCATTCCGCCTTTCTCGTCGTCTACTTTCGGATGGTCGGCTACCCATTCAGCTTTCCATTTGCCATTATTCTTCGTTAGGAACGAGAATGGATTGCCCCACGCAACGTGTCTTGCTGTCAGAATGTAGCCGCCTGGCAGAAGCGTGCCGGACCCGATAACGCCATTCATATCGATTTTGACCGATACCTCACTGGCGATCGTTTGCACCTGTGACCAGGTAAGCGGCGTTTCAATTGGTGATGGATCGGGTTTATCCGGCACTTCTGGATCAGGAAGTGGGGGAGCTTCTGTACTGGTTAGAATCCGATACAGAATAGCAGCCATATCACCCCGAGTAATCGGTTCATCCACTCCGAAAGTACCGTCATCTTTCCCTTTGATGAATCCACGATCAACCAGGTAATTGACTGCCTCGATCTGATACTGTCTTTTTACGTCAGGAAATTTACTTGCCATACTTACCCCTCCCCTTTACTTTTACATCCTCTTACTGTTGGCATTTCATCCATCATGTGTTGAAAGTCTGTCGGATAACGTAACGTGATGATTTCCCTGCAGACGCGGCATTGATACGAAACTTGTATCGTGCCGTTAATATCTCGAAATGAACCGTTCCATTCTAAGGCGTGAGGCCGAAATCCAAACCGTTCTTCTGTCCAAAAATAAAGGAGCGTGATCAGCCATACGGCTGCCGCCCCGATGAATACGCCAATACTGAACAGGATCATGTCGGCTCAGCATCCTTGCAGCCGCATAGATGCATGACATACTTCCATTTCTCTTCCGTTGTGTGACCATCCCAATTCGGCTCAATCTGCGGCAGATCTCCCAAGTCGAAGTCGTCCGGTACATGGAATGTGATTTTACCATTATCCAGGCTAAGAACGCGGCTCCACCCTTCAAATCCCTCTCCTTGATGTGGATACCACCCGCAAATTCCATAGTGTGGAGTGTGATAGTTGATGATATTAGACAACAGCAGAGCGATCATATTGCGCTCCCAATACGCTCCATCCTTCTCTTTCGCACGATCCGCAAGCGCCTGTCGAACGATAGCTATATCGCGATGGTAGTCATCGTGTTCCGATGGATCTGGCATACTCTTCTCACTCAGACGATCCAGAGCCTCGATTGCATCCTTCTGATTCACTCCTGGCTTCCATACGTAAATGCCCATCCGATTTCCTCCGTTCAATACCAATCTGTTTTTCTTTCTTTCTTGCCGCATTTGACGCATTCGTAAAAGCGCAATTGATTCAGTCCAGCGTCGATCATATATCGATGCTTCAATATCCAGTCATGCTTGCAAGTGATCCGTTTCCATATACTCGGTAGGAACTTGATCATTGCCTTCACCTTCCTAAGCAATGCCGTAACCAATCAGCAGCGATAACAGCAAGATCCGCACGTAATGGAAAGTCTGATCGATCTCAATCAGCACGAAAAAGGGTAATGTGCTGATATCGTAGTCTTTTCGTCCAGCTAATCGCCTCTCCAGGAAGTTCTTCCAGGCAATCACTGGCTTGCGGGTATCGATCCATAGGTGTTCCAGGAACGTGAGCGCGAACACACACATGGCTATGATCCAATCAAACGCTAGTAGCATGATCAATCCGATTGTGATCGAATAGACGGTTACATGCTCTACTAACGCACCGTTATGCTTCGTTTTGTTATTCGCCTGCCAATCCGTCTGCAGCAGATAATCACCGATCCGATGACCAACCAACTGCAATATGAAAGCTGTGCAGAATAATGTGAGATCCATCCGTTTTCCCTCCAGTTCACCGATCACTCATAAGGAGCGTCAGCTACAAAATACATGCCGTTCTCGTCCGGCTGCTCAATCCCTCCTGGTGTAGCAAACCGGAGGCGTAGCTTCGTGTTACACGCCCGACACTTGGTGTATTCATTCTCTTCCGCATTGAACCGGATGCCAGCGTCACCGCATTCACATACATAGCGTGTGGGATAGACCATCTTCCCGTTTGTCTCGAAAGGCATAGGTCTATCGCTGTTCACGATGCCGATCTCCCGCATTTTCTCTCCCAGGTTCTGCATGAGCGTCCGTTCCCCGTTGATCACTGGAAGCTGCTTTGGTCGGGAAATCACAGGGTTTTGCTTCACCTCTGTGGTGTTCGGTACCTGGATGTTGGTTTCAACCTTCTGGACCTGGATCGGTGGAGCCTTTGGAGCTTCTAGCGCCTTTGTTTCGACCTTTGCAGCTGTTTCTGATCCGCTGCACACAGGTTTTCCAGTACCGCAGCCATGCAGCTCTCTCGATGGACGGTCAATCAGCACGCCGAAAACACCCGAAATGATCGCCGTTACGTGCTGGGATTCCGCATTCGTTACTGATAACTCCGCATTTGCGCCTTTTGCATTGTTGATCTTGAGTGATACATCCGACATTTCCGTTCTCCTCCGCTTCGTATCTTTGTTATAAAAAAGCCGCCCATTGCTGAGCGGCAGATAAAGGGGGTTGTAACTGAAAAACAAAGGCACGTTGATACCACACCCATTGCATAGCTCACCCTCCACAAGAATGTGCCTTACCTTGGTGAGCCTCCCTTTCAGATCGCGCTGAACCGCCATATACGCCCATAAGAAAAGCCGCGTTGTTCTCCTGTCAAAGCGAGAGAAACGCGGCTTATTTTGACCTAAGCGCTTCCTGGTGACGTGGTTGACACGTAAGCCAGGTGTAAACGTGGTTGTTTGTCTTGATGTAATCGACTTTTTCGATTGTTAGTGGGCATTTGATTCGTTTCGTTGATGTAAACTTTAGTATCGTTTTTGCTGTGCGTTAACAGCCTGACTTTGGATCAATCTGAGGGTATTATACTCGCTTATCATACGATCCATTTCGTACACCGTTCCACCTTTGCTGATCCAATCCTCCAGATCCTTCATCCTGTCTTCCAGTCTGGGTATGTCGATATATTCGTACAGGTAATCTTCATACGTTTTCATTCCGTTTCGCCTCCATCGTCTACACGTTCTCTACTCGCGTAAATCGCGGCACTTTTCGTTTCCCTTTCCCCGGACTCACCAGCTCATCGAAAGAGCTTTGCGGCTGCACATAGAGTTTCAATGTCTCTATAGATCGATATGCAACCATTGGCGTTCCATCCTCGATCCCTGGGATGTTGTGTGCCTCCATGACCCCTTGCACCCAATACTGATCGCCTGAGTAATGCTTATACAACCCCACTCTTGCCATCCTATTCCCCCCGCTCAAACAAAAAAGAGCTAGGCGTGTTTGCCCTAGCTCCTTGTGATTTACTTGTCTGGAGCCATTGTATCACGAATGATTTTTCCCTTTCAAATCTCGTCTATCCTGTACATTCTGTTCGTTCTGTATAGCATGTATCGTGTGTTTTTTCTGTCTTGATGTACATTAATAATTGGTAATGCTTGACACTTTTTTACGTATCGTGCATAATTGTCGATACAACTGAATAAATAACATCTACTGATTTTTTGTATATTTTTTATAACAGATTAGATATTAACGGATTCCGCTACCTTATTGCGGATCGCAATTTACGCCGAACAATCCCGTTAAAGTATTTTTTTATTTATCTCACAGTAGAAATTAAGCGGACTCCCAGCAGGGAGAAGTCTGTCCAAGACTGAGCTTAATGTGACCGATTCATATCAATGAGGCACCCGTCTGCCCTTTGATAATGATGAAATTCACAATGTGAGATTGGTAGAAAATACTTTGACGGGATTTTTTATTTCCACACGAGAGGAGAAATGTATTTATGGACAAGCAACAAAAGGCTTACGGTGAGATCATGTCTGCCCTGGAGGAAAACAGCTGCTCAACTGATTGTGTGGCTGATCTAATCGATAGCGTCGAACAGGATACCCGCCTAACTCTTCTCGCAGGTGTTTTAAAGACCTTCGGCATCCAGGATAAGCACATCCGACAATTCTTCACCATCATTCAGCAAGGCAGCTGATGAGCTGGTACCGGAAATCCCGCCGCTTTTATTTACCTGTGGCGGGATATTCCGCTTTATCTAAGAATGGTCATCGTAATATTTTTCTATGATTCTTTCCCATCTTGACCAATCCATTTTATCGTTCATCTTCTCAACGTTATCCAGCAACCAGCGTATATCCTCTTCCATTTCATCCGCTTGCTGCCCTAAGTACACAATATAGTTGACCTGATCGGCATTTTCTTGAAGGGCATGCTTGACCAGCTGCTTTGGGGTCCACTTGGCTTTCCCTAGAGGTTCGGGGTATTTCTCTGCCCCTTTCATGATCTGTTCCCTATGCGTCTCCAGCCATATTTCAGCGGCTTTCTTGTATAACGGATCATTAAGGTGCTTTTCTAGTTGTATCTTGGTCGGTTCCATGTTGCGCCTCCTCTAACCAACCGACAATAGCTGCTTATCGTTGGTTCCCTGGAATCCATTCTCGTAGATCACCTTCACCAGCTCCGCTTTCGCTTCCTGGATCGCGGTGAGAAGTTCTTCAATAGACTGAGCATCTGATCCCGCGATATCTTTATTCAAAATGGCGATGCATGCTTGCTCCAGGTTAGGGTAATACCCGAGTGGTCGCCAGCTATCTTGCTGCTTCCGTTCTTTCGTCGTTTCTTTTGGTTCTACTTAAACTGATAAGGTGACATTGTATTCATCTGATGTGATCCGGTAGATTCGGTTAAGCTGTATTAGCATTCCTGTTTACCTCCCGCATTCTTCAATATCCATTGTGGTGAACGATCTCATTTGAATATTGCTGCCGTATTTTCCACTCTCGCTTAAGCGACCGCTTTATAAGTGAAATGTATGATTGATCACTTAAGTCTGTGGTATACCATTGGCCGCCTAGTAACGATATGCTTACCTTGTTGTTCCAAACGACTGTTAATATTGGTCCCGTCTTGTCAACGTCAACGCTACCGTAATCGATTTCTTTCATTCCCTTCCTCCGTTCACCACAAGTAATGTGGTGAATCATTCGTTCCAACAAATCACCACAGGCTTTTCATAAACAAAATCCGAACCCAAGAACTCACCGAATGTCAAATCTTGATAGCCCTCTTCTGCTTCAAATCGCCCTTTTTTGTCCAATGGGACTTCTGTCACGCCTTCAAGTGTTTCATGCCATTCCGCATCAACCATTGAGTTGTGATATTCCAAAGCTTCTTCTTTTGTCTGGGCGACAATGTAAGTTGAATAATCTTCGCCAACTTGAAAAATTTTAAAATCCATCTTTACCCCTCCCGTTTATCATAAAATTGTTTTTGCGTATTAGGGCTCACCAAGTGTTGCGCAATCTTGGCAAATGCCGCCTTCTTCCACTGGCAGCAATTCTTCATCCTCATTGCAACAAACGCATTTACCGATGTAGTTGCAGCCTTCGCTCAAGATCTGCATTACCGCGTTACAAATGGCTTCTTGCTTTGTTTCCTCGTGATATGATCGTCCTACTTTTCCATCGGACGTAACTCCTTTGAAGGAATACCCGCCATCATGCTTTTGCAAATTCCACTCTTCACCGAAAGCTCTTTCTGCTAATTCAATCGCATCGGCTGTGTTTTTGAGTGGATTCCATTGCGCACCGTTTTTCCTTGGAGCGAGCCATAGAATGTATTCGTCGCCCTCTTTCGACAGGTTCGGGTAATTCGACTCATCACCTAACCACTCCGTCCATTCTTTGTGATTCATGCGGTATGCTGCATCGGGCATTAATTTCCACCCCATCACCTTAGTTGCCAGCGTTTCGATGATCTGTTGCTCGGTCATTTCCTCGTCTATTTTCCGGTATTGAATGCCCATCATTTCACCCCGTTTTGTGAGTTGTGTTAAACACCCAATGCTTTCCGCGCTTCCTCGATTGCGGCATACCCTCTCCCGTTCACTGACGTGTGCGCCATATCCCCTACATCAAACGCCAGCAACAGTTCTTCCAACGCTTTATGCATCCGCTCATTAGCGTCAACCAACTTGAAGTATTCTCCGTAAACCTCGACTTGCTTTACGCAGGGCCCGACAGTCAATGCCCCAACCGGATCAATCGCGGCCCACTGCCGACTAGCTTCACCCATGATGTACCCAAATTGATGTTTATTTCTCGCTATGAAGGCTTGCACCTCATCCATTTGAATCCCCCATTCTCCTCAAGAACTATTTATAAAACTTGACTTCTTTCCAATGCAGCGTATCTTTGGTTCCATCATCGAAAACGATGTGATATGCGTGGTACATATACGGGTGCCAATAAGGATTCGCATAAACCCCTACCGCATTTCCTTTTTTGGTTATTGGTCGCTTTCCCCTCCCTTTTTGGGGATAGGTAACTTCACAACGTATAGGCGTGATTTCCATGATGTTTTCTTTCATCCGCTTCATCCGTTCTCCCCCTGCTCATTCATGGGTGTTCAGTTATCACCGTAGTCACGGCATGTACCTCCGCATTATCCCAACTAATCTCCTCGTGAATGTCCTGGATCTCCTCGACATTTCCTTCCTGATCCAATACGACCGTTGCCTTTTCTACAACGGTGCGTGTGATTATGGCTTTAACCACTCTTGGTTTTTTCATCATTCGTTCCCCCTTCCTATCTGATCGCCTACCCATAATCCTATTCCGAATGCGATGAATATCACGCCTAATGACAGCAGCATGAACATTCGTTTCACCACATTTCCCCGATATCAAATTCCGCTGCCACTTCCTTTGGCTTATAGATCCACTCGATGTAGCCCTGGAGGATCTTCCGAATCTCTGCGGCTCGCTCGCTGTGCGCGGCATGGTGGCATGTTCCCGTTTGAGTAACAGGCCCGCATAGCATTGCCAGGTTCTTTGGTTCTCCAACCCCTCCCTGGGACCGAAATACAATGTGATGGCAATCCAGGGTGTATGGGATGGACCGACGAACAAAGGGAAATCCACACAGCACGCAGCTCTCCTCATCGCGCTCGTTGACTTCCCTATAAATGTCCTTGCTTATCTCTCCCTGCTCTTTCCTGGTCGGAGACTGTCGCTTGTGATTCGGTTTTGGAACTGGATTGTAATCTCCTATCAAATGTTCCCACCGCTTTCGATGCTGTTTTAGATTGTTTGGCCCTTAGAATGCGGCAGTCCATATTTTTCTTTCTTTTTCGGGGACGGTTATTCTCTTTCTATACAACGGTAGTAAGTCGTAAGGAACCATCATCCTGCTCCCCCTCTCCGGTTTTTAGTGCTTCCATGCAGCTTGCCGCTATTTCATCAGCCATTTTCATGACCAGGGCTAATCTCGTGTTTTGAAGAACGAAATATTCCATGAATCCTGCGATATTTACCACGCCAATAATATGAACGTCTCCGACTTCCGGCAGCTGTTTATGAACTCCTGCGCCTGGTTTTACTGGTCCTGGCTTTATCTTTATAGCTCCGATATCCCGCCCGAGAGCTGCATCAATCGCCACTATGGTATGGTCAGGATAGTCCTGTTTTACGATTTCAATTGTGTCCGCAATGTTTGCCGCATGAACCGGATCATCAATGGTTCCAAACACGGGTAATCCCTTTTCGCTCAGCTTCTTTCCTACTAGCGGCCCCAACGAATCGCCTGTACTTCGATCTGTTCCTATGCAGAAAAACAATACTGGCTTTTCTTTTGGCAACAAATTGCGTAATGTGATCGAGTAGTTATTCATCCGTTCTCGCTCCCCCTAGGTTCCTGTTAAAATCGGTAATTCCGCAATGCGTTCCATCTGATCTGTCCATGAGTAAATTTCCTGATTACGTTCCGTCCAGCAGGTAACGCAATAGGTGCCTGTCCGATCAAAGACTATTGGTGTTTTGCCCACCTTTAGTGATCGAGGGCATTTGCAACAATTCTTCACTAGCGACTTCACTGTTTTCCCCATCCCTATCCCTTTCCTGGGGCATAGATTGTTGGCTACGCCCCAGGCTATTTTCACTCAAAAACTTTGCCAATCGGTCCCAACATGTCATTTTCTCTAAAACCCCTTAATCTCGTGAGTTGTCTATCCAGCCATATTTCAAAGGGGATCTCTCTTATCCAAGGCTTACAAATCGATACCATTTCACTGGTGTAATACTTCCCAAGATGGTCCAGCAGCTCGTCGTTCAACACCAACGGATCTATTATTTCGTCATTCGCGGCTATCATTGTTCCTCACTCCAATCTTTGAGGACGATTCGATACCACTCGTCGCTTATTCTCTCAACTGAGGATTTCACACGGTATTTGCCTAACAGGTCTGCAACTGAGCTGTAAAATTCCTCTCGGGTTACAAAGCCATATCCACGTTTATTCATTTCATCTGCAAGCAATATTATCGGCTCTCTTCCGCGCGGATGCTCCCGCTTTATCCGGTTATAGGCGTGTTGCCAAGCGGGATATTCTCCCCACCAAATCCTGCCTTGATAAGCATCTGGGATCTCTTCTAGTGATGCAATTTGGAATGCAGTTTGTGCAGCTGTGTACAAATTATCGAGTGTGTAAAGGTCCGTTTCTTTCCCAGCATCGTGAAGATGTATTATCGTATCCAGGGCAAAGCACCAGGTTAACCCGCGTTCTCCCTCACTGTCGTAACGATCGGTCATGATGATATCCCCACTTCGTGTAAATCCGTATTGGACCCCATCTTTCTCGTAGGTGTACGTGATATCATCGTCCATTCCGCTTATTATCACATCGTCCAAATCAATCATTTCCACTGTGTTCTCCATCATTGCTTCCTCCTTTGTTTTTACACATTATGCCTGCGACCGGTTCTCTCCAGTTACCTTACGTCTTGATTTACGCCGCTCCCACGCTTCCAAAATCATCGATGCGATCCAAAACCATATCAACATGACGGACACGTAATAAAAGAAAAGCAGCAATCTCAGTTTCATCCCCTCCTCATTTCCATTTTTTTGTTGTTTGGTGCGTCTACACACTCATCATAATTACACGACACGTGCAAGTCAATACCTTTTTACATTTTTTGTGGCAAATTTTACACACTATGTGTTAATAGTGCGTATAAAAAAAGAAGGAGGTTCTTGTCCTCCTTACTTTTTCATATACATGAGTTGAGCCATATTTCTTATAGCTGCCTTTTCCATTTCGTAATACTTTGAGGGAGAAACGCGCAATATCTTGGCGATCAAACGCTTATGAATCCCATCCATAAGGTTCTCTATTATTACAATCTGCTTGTCGTCGGTGAGCTGATCCAGCGCGGTTTCCACCCGATAGACCGAATCCTTATAGGTCTTTAACAACCGCGCTTTCCGTTCCCGCCGTAATGCTTCGCGCTGAACTTTATCGCTGTTGGTTCCCTGTGGTTTCGGTAGACTTGCTTCAATCCCATAGCCGGATGTTAAGCCGCTCTCTCCAGCGTAACTCAACTGCGCCTCTAACATATCGATCTGCGCTAGTCGATAGGAGTAGTCCATTATCGCCTGAGTAGTCTCTTCCAGGATGGCCTTGTCTATGTCTTCAACCAGAGGACCCACCTCCCAAGCCCCTTTCCCTTAACAGTTAAGCCGTTCTCCCTTCAACCAATAAAGCGGTCGCGATCCCAATCCATAACAGGGATGCCTATCTGTTCGCTTACCTGTTTTGCAATCCGTTTTGCCTGCCTCTCTGGATTTGAATATTTACTCGCATCGTGTAACAGTTGATCGCTTTTCGTTACAAATTGGTCCGCAGTTACTCGCCACCCTTTGTCAGTTGGGGTTTTTACCACAAACCATGTGAATTTATTAACCATTTTGTTTCCTCCGTTCATCTTACAATCGGTTCTATTGGCAGTATTGGCACTGATTCGTTTCGTTGTGAGCTGCGGGTACTTCCATGGACGACATGAAGATCTTTCGCAGTTCGCATTTCTTCCAATCCGTTTTCTTGCAACCAACGCAATTTTGAGTCACCGCGTGCTCTACTAATGCCCAAATATCGTCCTCTTTGAACAACAGATAATTCGGATCTCTGCTTGTTCTCGGTACCAGCTTGATACGGTAATTTTTCTTCAATTTCTCGAAGTTCTTCATTTCCATCGGATCGCACCCATCAAGCACTTTCATAATCCCTTTGATAATCCAGGTGCGCCCCGCTCGTAATTCTTTCAATCCTGGTTTGAAGATCCGTTCCATTTTTTCGTGTTCCGCTTCTTCCAGGTACTCTGTCGGCAAGCCGAGGAGGGCGATAATTGCCCTCTGGTCATTGGTTAGATACTTGCTCATCAGCTTTCCCCTCCGCGATTCTGTCCCACATCGTTCTACCTTCTTTGCCGACTGTCTGCATGATCAGCTCGTAAAGGCTTTCCCAGGGTTCTTTGGCTCGGCTTGTCAATTGCTCATAGGTGAATGACTTGTCTCTCAATGCTCGCATGGCTTTTGTCCAAAGGTGAATGTGCGGGCCGTGGTAATCGTAAAGATATTCCCACTTCTCCTTGTCAATCTTGAGACAGCAGCGCCACATATCGTCTACGATCTCGACGGTTGCCCCCTGCGCTCCCCGTTCAAATAAACGCTGGGTGAAAACCGTTTTGATCAACGCTTCCTCCGAATACTCCAGGAGAAACGGTGGCATTACGTAACCCACTGGCAAAAGCGATCTTGCATCCTCCAGGCGTTCGGGTGAAATGTTGTCACCCTCTCGTCTGATTTTTCGGATCACATTGTTGACTGCCTCCATGCCCTCGTGTGAACTCTGTGAAGGGTCCTTTGCTCCGGCTGGTACCTCATACCCCCAGGGAAGGTTTGCACGCTGTCCAGCGGCGATCCTCGTCGGTCTGCCGACAGTATAGGTTGTAAGGTGGTCGTATACTGGTTTCCCTACCCCGACGTAGAGAAAGAGGATGCTTTCTCCTCTGATCGGTTCATACGAATGCCCTTGCTTAACCATTTGATCCAGGAATCGGCGGCGATTGTCCATGTCTTTGTACTTGCTCATGTAGATTGAGGATTTAAAGGAGGAGTAGAGGCGGTCCACATCCGTAGACCGGACCGCAATCACTCGACCACTTTGCACAACCTTTGTGCCCGTTTCTTGTTCCAGATATTGCAATGCCTTTTCAATCTCATAGACTTCATCCCATACCCAATCGCAAAGCGTAACTCGCTTATTCGCCAATATGTTGTACGGATCTATCTGAAACATTGGTCATGCCCCCTGTTTATAGGATCTTCCTAGCCTTGGTTAGCTGCTACGTCAGCGGCTTCCTGGAACGCTGCGATGACGTTACTGACTGTACCATCGCCTTCAACCGTATAAGCGGTGGCGGGCTTGTCCGCTCCAGTAGAAAGATCCATTTCCAGTTGGCTGGTCCCTATCTCCACATCGACGTTCGTATTCACCAACGACAGAGAGGCGATTTTCATAAATTCCGCATCGTCTAAGTCGCGTGGCAATTCAAGTTTGACTGTATTTTTATTCCCCAGCTTGATCTCTTGTATCTTTCCAACGACGACACATTGTTCCATGGGTTTGCCCATTTCACTCACAAAGATTTCTACGTCCGACTTTTGCAAGGTGTAGAGGATAGCAATCGCATCAGGTTTGATTTCTGCATCTGCATGCAGAGTAACATTACGCTTCTTCGCAGTCGTTTTTGCCTCGTTTACTTTGCCCAGGAATTTCACGCGATTGATCATTATTGTTTTGCCCCTTTCTTTTCCGCACGTTTTTGTTTGTTATATTCTTTCAGTTCCACGAACGATCCGCCTCTTACGCGTTTCAGCAGGACCAGGCGTACCGTTGGATAGTGGTACTGGAACATTTTGAATTTAAGTAGGGAAGCCTCGCTCGGAAGTCCCTTAACGTCAATTGCTTCTAGCTTTCCGTCAGGATACTCAACCTCAAAATCTGCCTGGTATCGAATTGGCTGAAGGTTCTCTCCCCATCTAACGCAAGCTGGCTGCAGTTCATACTTTGGCTGCAAAGTGAGATGAGTAATTTCACCTCGCTCCTGCTTGTCCAAGAGAATCAGGTAATATTCTGCTTCCGCCTTTGAATCAAACGGAAGGCCATCGATATGAAATCGTTTCGCTTCATCCAGTGGGATTACTTTCCGGTCCCTGGTTACTACAACTTTCTTGTTCTTGTACTTTTGCTGCTTAACTTGCCCATCATCGCCCGCGTTTCGTCTGCGATTCCCAAATATTCGCATCCGTTCTCCTCCTTAGTCCGCGTTATATTTGCCGTTGTATTCGGCAATCAATGCTCTCAGATACAGCTTGCCAGTGTTGATCTTCTCTTCCTGGCTTTTATAAGCAAGCTCCCAACGTAGCAGCTCCGCTTCCAGTTCGGATTCCCTTTGCCGCAATCCCAACGTTTTCTCTCGGGCATATGCTTCCTTGTCAGCAACGGTGCCGCTTGCTTCTTTCTTCGCCTTTGCAAATTCATACTTACGCTGGGTACTGATCGAGCCAAGCTCGTTCTTTACGTCTGCCTGGTACTCCCCGATTAAGCCCAGGACACTTGCCATGAGCGTGAGCTTTTTGGAGAGTTCCTTGGGTAACTCGTCAGAAAGCTCTTGAATTTGTTGGAACAAGGTATTCATTTTGAGTTGGCGCTTTTCAATGCGCTGCCTACGCTTGTCCTCTTCTGTTAGTACCTCGCTCATACGTCACCCGATTTTGCAGTTTCATGCACATAGACCGCCATAAATTCCTCGATTCCTTCTGCGATCTCTTCCATCGGCATCTTGCCATCAAACTGCACCGCAACTTGCGGTATGCTTAACCGATTTCCCGTGCGTAAAAAGTGATCTTTCATGATCGCAAATACGTGCCATCTGTTCATTTATCCGTATCCTCCCTATCGAAATAACTGAGTGGTACGAACTTGCTGTATTCTTTGAGGAATGCCAGCTCCACAGTGCCTGTAGGACCCTCACGCTGTTTATCGATGATGACTTCAATCACATTTTGATTCTCTGTTTCTCTGTCGTAGTAATCATCACGGTAGAGAAGTGCGATCAGATCCGCATCCTGTTCAATCGCTCCTGAGTCTCTTATGTCGGACATGGCTGGACGTTTGTTTGCTCGTCCCTCCACACCGCGATTGAGTTGTCCTAGCGCGACGATAGTCGCTTCAAGTTCCCTTGAAATTTGCTTCAATTCCCTAGAGATTGCGGCAACTTCATTCGTCCGGTTATCCTCTTTCGTGTGCGGCTTCATCAACTGTAGATAGTCGATGATCCCAATGATCGCCCTATCAGGATTATCTGATCGAAGCTTCCTCAAGATCGAACGAACATCATGAGCTGTGATCACAGGCTCGTCTACGATTTCAAATGATGTGGTGTTAATGATCCCGACTGCATGAGCGAGTTTTTCCCAATCTTTTTCATCAAAAAACTTCTGCGGATCGCGGAGCTTGAGCGAGTTGATCATGCCAACAGCAGACTGTAAACGCTTGATCAACATCTTTTCGCTCATTTCGAGCGAGAAAAATACTACGATCGCCCCGTTTGTTGCTGCCGCAAACCCAATGCACAATGCGAATGCAGTTTTTCCTACGCTTGGCCTTGCGGCTACCACCCAAAAATCTCCGCCGCGTTGTTTGAATCCTCCAGTCATGGCATCCAACGGTCTGTATCCCGTTGAGATACCTTTGAGTGCGGTTGATTCGTACTCTTCCCACATTTCCAGCATGATCCTACGCTTATCCACCAGAGCCGCTTTGCCGCTGTCCTGGAGCTTCATCATTCGCTGGATTGCGGCATTCACTGCTTGTGTCCGTTCCCCGCTTAGCAGCGCTTCTTGTAGCCACCTAGACGCTTCAAACGCTTCTCTTGCTTGCCAGGCTTCTAACACCAACTGTTCGTAATACTGAAAGTTGTGAACGGTCGGAACACTAGAGGCTAGTTTGGTTAATGCAACTGCCCCGCCGACTCGTTCCAGCTTTCTGTGATCCTGGAGGATTGAAGTGACATGGACCATATCCGCGGGCTTGTCCTGCTTTTCAAGCTGTCGCATGGCCCATAAGATCAATCCGTTAGTTTCAGTCATTTGCTCCTGTTGCAGCCGACAATCTTTAATCAATTCCGGCTTTAGAAGAATACAACCGATCACCGTTTGTTCGGCTTGCTCGTTATAGATCATCTTCATCACCTATCGAAAATCGTTTTATGAAATTCTCATCAACAAGAGGCTTTCTTCTTGGATCAGCAGGCTTGTCCGGCTTTTCCTTTTGTTCAGGCTGCGGGCTGAGGTAGTCCACGTATTTATCGTTTGGGCCTAGGAAGGTGGATGGATGCATCATGTAGCGTTCCTCAGTCTTGTCAGCTTTGCATTTCTTCGCGTAGTTTGTAGCAGCTAGGATCAACTCCTCTTCCGATACACCACTGTTTAACCGAGCTACCCATTTGCTGAAAGCCTCTTTCTTCCCGATCCGTCTAGGATACACGCTCCAGAATTGTTCAAAGGCTTCCGTATAATCTGTCATTTTGGGAGAGGAACGCACACGTTTTGTCTGTGTAGTAATCTTTGAGGTAATCTTTGTATTTGTCTCCCGTTTCAACGTGATAGCCTCTCCCGTTTGAACGTGGTACCCTCTCCCGTTTGAACGTGATAGCCCCCCATCCCCATAAGTCAATTTCTCCAGTTCCTCGGGGTGAAGTTCGATAAACAAAACGTTGTTTATATTCGTGCCATTAACGGTAACTGTTCTGAAATGCCTTGTGACCAGTTTGAGATCCTCCAACCGCTTCATAGCGTCCTGCGCCTGCCTCTTGGTGATCCCAAACTGTTCAGTGAAGGAAGCGTATGACCGCTGCAACAGATCCGCTTTGAATTTCTTTCTGATCCCTAGTACACGGCCTGTATCTTCGTCTTTCTCATAAGTTGCTCGGTACCAGTAGACGATTTCAGATAACATGACAATAGCAACCAGGTCAGGCTTATCACTTAGAGTGATTTTGTGGTACCAGGTGTGAGGGATAATGTTGCCCTCCAGGTGCATCTTGCTTATTCGATCAACTATGTCATTTCCGGTGGTCCATTCCATGATTCGCCCTCCCACAATGGCGCGATGTTCCGACAATAAAAACGGTTTTCGACGGAAAGATTCGACAAACCGTTTTCAAAAAAAAGAGGGGTAAGCCAATGGCTTAGAAGGGTAGATCATCATCCGAGATATTAATGGGTTTTCCTGCATCAGCGAATGGATCGCCAAATGGATCGTCGTTGCGCTCGCTCCTCGATCCCTGCTCATTGCGCGCTCCCAGGAATTGCACGTTCTCAGCGACAACCTCAGTCACATAGACCTTTTTACCTTCCTTGTTGTCATAAGATCTTGTCTGGAGCCGCCCCTCAACGGCTGCCTGTTTCCCCTTGTGCAAATACGTTGCGCACAGATCAGCGAGTTTTTGCCATGCAACCACATTGATGTAGTCTGCTTCTCTTTCTCCTGCTTGGTTCGTACGCGGACGATTGATCGCCAGGGTGAAGGTAGTAACAGCGGTTCCTGATGGTGTATAGCGGAGTTCTGGATCTTTCGTCAGATTGCCAATTAGAATCACTCGATTCATTTACGGACTCCTATCTGCAAAGCGCGGTTATTTCGCCGCGCTCTGCGGTTGTTTCTTCATTTCAATAAAACCCTCCAGGATCTTGATCGTATCGCCATATAGTTTGCCTGGGATCTCAGTTAGATCGCGAAGCACAACATGAAATTCTTTGTTCAATACCTTGAAGAGAGATTCATGGATCTTCTCTTTTGTGCCTCCGAGCGCAATAAGCTCCTGGACTTTCAGATTAACGTTGCCGATTTGTTCAGAAGTCAGGGGATCAATTTGCGTCGGCGGCTTCTCTTCCTGGGCTTTCTTGTTGCCACGGTTGCCCTTGTCATCCTGACCAGCATTTCGCTTATCTGCTTCCTCGTCAGCCTCCGGATCATCACCAGTCGGGATCATAAACAGTTTCATCAAAGCGTATTTCTGTGTGCCGGATTCCGCTTTGTAAATTGCCTTATCTCCTACGTCTTGACCTTCACCGCGCATCATGAGTACCAATCGCTCGCCAGTCTCGCCATCCATAAACGTGAATTGCATGATGGTGCAAACGATGTATTCCGTATTACCGGACTTCGTTTTGGTATCACGAGTCTTGTGATCGAGAACGCTTGGGATCATGATCACCTTTCGCTTGGCGATCTCTTCGCGGATTTTTTCATTTACATCAGCTTCCGTTGCGTATTTGTAGTTGTGAAACTTGTTATGTCCGCGTTTTTGAATGTACTTTACTGTTTCCATCACTTCGGCAATTTTGAGGATGATCTTGTGGTCATCGTTCCATCCAGGGAAATACGCTTGCTGAATCTGGTACTGGATACCATCTACTTCGATTGAGGTTTGCTCGAACATTCGACTACCCTCCTACTTGTTCAGCTTGATGGTGATTTTGTCGGGACGATCCAGTGCGATCATACCTGTAACTTGCTCGCCGTTTTCATCGTAGAAACGTCCATCATTGTTTCGAGTGAAAAGCTTTTTCAGCTCTGATTTATTGGCGACTTTCTTCTCGACCTTCACCTGATCGTAATGTTCATGCCCTTCTAACCACTTGATCAATTCTTCGTCGTTGTAGATAAATTCTGGCTGTTGCTTGACGAAAGCTACTTCGCCATAAGGCGTGATTTCCTTTTTGAATTTCGGATCTTCTTCACGGCGTTTGTGGAGATAAGCCTCGATCAACCCTTTGAAGAAGTTCTCCGACTGTTCAATTCCTGCCAGCTGGTTCTGTTCATATCGAGCGATACGTTCCCGTTCCAGATCGGCAAGCTGCTTTACCTCGTCACGTTTGGCCTCCAGTGCAGCCAGCTTACGAACCGTCCAGTTGAGTGAAGGGAGATCCTTAATTTCAAAGCGCTGTTTAGCTTGTTCCTCCGATTGCTCAAACAAAAGATCCTCTATTTCTTCCAGCTCATGTACCATGATTGGGTTTACCATATTCATCCGTTCTCACTCCTTTTTAATGTGAAACTGCTTTCGGCAGCTCGAAATCCTTTTTGTCAAAGAAAGCTGACACTTGAATATCTTTTCCATTGCCCGTTTCTCTGGCATCGATCCATCGGGTTCTGCCTGAGTCATGCGATTGAACCTCTGCATTATCCAGGAGATCACGAACCATTTTCTCCGCTTGTGATTCGGTCCGATCAGGCGATCCGTGTAAGCGAATGTTTATGCCAATGTCCTGTTTGCGAAGCTGGTACGCCAGGCATAATACGTTGTGCAATTGTTCCAGCAAAGTCGCTGGATCGCCCAATCGACTAAAGCTCACCAGGGCAATGCGGATAAGCTCCCAATTTTCACTTAGTGTGTAACTGTCCGAGTTAGCTTTTATTTCAATCAAGTCTGCAATTACTTCATCCAAAACAACTTTCAGATCGTCATTTGACTTGATCCACAAAGGTACTTTTTTCATCCATTTTGTCCTCCTTTGTCGTGATCTGTCTGAATATGTTTGTGTAAAATCCGTTGTAGGTGTGTTACACTTTTTTAAGCTGTTTTTTCCTCCGAAAGTTGCCATTTTGCCGAATGGCAGCTTTCACTGTTCAATCCCTCATTGGCCTCATACTGCTGTTGTACCAACGCGGGAACGAAGTATTTGTTGATGATCTCAATCCATTTTTCGGGAGGTAAAACGATCTTTTTACTCACGTTCAGAATCCCCCGTTCTCCATTTGTGTAAATTAATGCACATAATGTGTAACTGGTGGTCAAAAAAAAATTACGTTGTTTCAGATTCAGTTACTTCCAGCAGTTCTTCCATTGGGCATTCGTAAATCTGTGACAACTTCCATGCATTCACAATGTCCAAACGGTGACTGCCGTTTTCGATATGCTGCAATCCAGAAGAAGAAGCAAATCCAAGTTCTTTTGCAACATAACTTTGCGGGAATCGTTTTTCAAGGCGAATTTCTCGGATACGTAGTCTAAAGCTTAACCCTTTGAACAATGACATTGTTGTTCACCTCCCTCCTTACTTTGCACGTATCGTGCTTATATTTACACTATATATCCAGAAATTAGCTAAGTCAAACGGTTTTTGCACTTTTCGGGTAAATAATTTTACGTTACGTAAAATCGTGATATCATAAATTAATGGCAGGTGATAATTCATGAGCATCTTAGCGAAACGTCTAAAGGAAGAACGTAAGAGGAGCAGAATGACATTAAAGGAGGTTGCTGATAAACTCGGGCTGAAAGGACATTCGACTTATTCCAACTGGGAATATGGTTTCAGAGAGCCAAGTATCGATGATCTACAGGCGTTATCAACCATTTTTGAAGTAAGCATTGACTACTTAACGGGGAAAACTGATCAAAGAGAACCTGGTGCTGATAATCAAAAAACGGATGTCTCAAAGACCAGTAATATCGGCATCACTCCCGAAGCGTATGAATACGCAAAGCTGATCTCTTCGCTAGACATGGAGACGCTTGAGCTTGCTCAACAAATCTCACAATTGCCTACAGAGAAAATTAATATGATTCGTGAGCTGGTTGAACTCTATAAAATCAAAAACGGCCAATCCTAATCGCTTAGGATGGCCTTTATTTTTTGGTAAATCTCTTGTGCAAAATCGTCTTTTTCTTTGTTGGAAACAATTTCACTGAGAGTACGGAAGTCGATATCTAAGTTGCATTGCTTTTTCGCCTTTTCGTCGATTTTTGGAAAAACGTGAAAAGATGCCCCTTTTGCGACTCTTACTACTCGTTGCATCTGCATATACAGGGCAAATTCGACGAAAAAAGCGCGGACAGCGAGAAAGCACGTTTCATGAAATGTGATGTGTACAAAAAGCTCCCCCCCTTTGGCATCTGTCTGTTTATTCTATAACCGATTGCCACCTAGAGCGGGGGTCTGCATAACAGGAAATTATCGACAGTAATTGTCGAAATATAAGATTAATTCTTCTTACCAGCGTGGTCCCTCTTCATAAACTATTGTCGAATTCTCCTGATTGATTGTTTCAGCATGCGCTCCGAATGTCGGAAGCAACACAATTGCCAGGATTACAAGGATCTTTGCGGCTTTCATAAACTGATCTTCCCCTCATTCAAAAGTTTAGAGTAAAGTTGGATAAATTCACCTTGTTGTTCTATTGTACATGATTCTTTGTATTGAAACATTAGCAAAGAAATCATAGTTGCTTGCTTTCGTAATTTATGGCGTAACGACAACCTGGTTGCCCCTAAAAGCTCCGTTATTCCCTCCGTTGTCTTTCCAATCGCAAAAAAATACTTGGCTAAATTGATTAATGCCACTACATTTCTCTTCGCTTCAATTGGATTGTTAGGTCTGTACAAATTAACAAGCCCCTCACTATGTTCACTAAGAGCCTTTTGAATAAGATCCAATCGATCTAATTCCACGCACTTTTCAAAAAGGTAATCAGTAAACCCGGGAAATCCATATTGGCTGGCATATTGGTATAAATCATCAAGTTTTTCCGATTGCCCCTGATCGATAAGGACATATAGCCGATTCCCAATTGCCCACCTTCTAAACTCTTCGCTTATACGCTCATATTGACTTATGTAGAACATCGCTCGCGTGTACTGCCTGTTTACCCTGGCTACAATACCAAGATATACTAATGCGTCACCATACATAATCGGATCATGTTCTTTGGATAGATCGGCAAGGGTTTGGCTCAGCTGCCGGACCAATACCCATTTCTCTAAAATAAAAAATACGGCTATGACTTTGCTGTACGCTTGCCTTCTGTCCTCTCCCTCAAGCTCTTTGATGTGTGGGGATAGTAGCAGAGCGGTATCGTACGCATAGTCAAAGTCAATTTCCCTGGACATTAAAAATATACGGTAAAGGGAAAATGCGAGTCTGCGAGAATTAAAATATCGTTCGTTCATGTAAACATTTTGGAAAAAATAAAGTGCTTCTTTATATCTATTTTGGGCATAAAGTGTTTCCCCGCTTTCAAGGAGAAACTCCAAATTTCTTTGGTCTTCCAATATGTGCGAAACGATCCGATCAGCAATTGATATCTTATCCAACTCCAGACATTTGACGATTAAGTCCTTGAGATTTTGTAAGGAAACCTTTCTCTTTTCAACAAGCCATGAGCGATAAAGAGATTCATAAAAATACCCTGGTTGTAATCCTAGCACTTGAGTAATTTGGTCTATTTCTTTGACAGAAAACAAACCCTTTCCAGCAAGCTTCTTGTTCAGATTTGAGGGCTGGAGATCGATCAGCCTGGATAAGTCTTTTTGATTAATATTTGCTTTTTTCATCTCAGTAATTATCCAGTTTTTCAACATGTTGTGATTAGTACCCCCGCGCCAAGGTGTGTTATCATGCTGTAAAAGGTCATTACACTTTTAGTGCAATTAATTTAATTAAAACTAAATTTATAAGAGGTGACAAGGGTTGAAAGTCGGAATATACTGCCGTGTCTCAACGGAAGAACAAGCTAAAGAAGGTTACTCTATCGACGCACAAAAGCAACGGCTGACTGACTTTGTGAGTAGCCAAGGATGGGAAATACATGACTTCTACATTGACGATGGGTATAGTGCAAAAGATTTAAACCGTCCCTCTATGAAACGGTTAAAGGATGATGTAAAGCGGCGAAATTTCGATGTAGTCCTGGTGTATAAACTTGATCGAATGGTTAGATCCGTTACCAACCTTCATGAGTTGCTTGAGTTGTTTGACAAACACGATGTGAAGTTTAAATCAGCAACCGAAGTGTTCGACACCACGTCTGCAATGGGAAGGTTTTTTATTACCATCGTTGCTGCTATGGCACAGTGGGAACGAGAGAATCTGGCCGAACGGGTTAAGATGGGGATGGACACGAAAGCACTCAAAGGGGAAAGAAATGGCGCTGTTGCTCCATATGGTTATGACCTCGAAAACGGAAACCTGATTATCAATCCGATGGAAGCCGAGATCTTAAAAAGAATTTATTCCATGTACGTAAACGGTCATGGAATTAAAGCTATTGTGACTGCTCTTAACCGTGAGAAGGTTCCTAAAAGGGGCGCTGATTGGGCATATGGAAGCGTCTACTACATCCTGACCAATCCCGTTTACTGCGGCAAGATCCGCTGGAATTATCGGCAGGCTGGCGGAGAATTAACAGGTAAGGAAATGCTTTCAGATGGCACTCATCCCACTCTGATTACTGAGGAAGAGTTCAATATGGCCCAGGAGATCCGTGAGGGGAGAAAGAAGGACGGAAAGCGTCAAACCTCCGACTTCATTTATTCGGGAATCCTAAAGTGCGGTCGATGCGGAACAGCGATGATTGGCGGTGCGCGTCCAACCAAAAACGGACGGAGAAGGTTTTATAAATGTATGGGCAGATTCCATAAAGGAATGTGTAATATGCCGATTATCGGGGAGGATTCAGTAACCAAAACTCTTCTCGATAATTTGGAAACCTTTGATGAACGGTTATTAAACGATATTGCTATACCGGAAGCAAACAACGTGGAAAGTGAATTTGAAGATCTTATTAACCAGCTTGAGCGGGAACTGGATCAGCTCAAAGCGCGAAAAAAAAAGTGGCAGTTTGCATTCGCCAACGGTGCCATTTCATTGGAAGAATTAAAAGAACTGACAGCGGAAGATTCAAAAACAGAAACATATATCAAAGCTCAACTTGAAGAGTTACCACAAAGAAAAAAGCGCGAGCCTGTTGACGTGGAATCCATCATCAACAAGCTGCGCAACATTAAACTTGCCTGGACCGAATTAGATCAGCTTACTCAGAAACAACTCGTTCGTGATTTGTTTGAATCCATCGTTGTTGATGCAGATGAAACAGATTTTAGAGGAGGACCTGGTAGCTCCATGCCTATTTCTCGTTTCAAGTGGAAACTGAATGATCTTTAG